GCCGGGATGCACGTCGCAGACACCGATTACGAGCGCAAAATTCAGAAGGCGCTAAACATCATCCGCAAGCACGGGCCGCTAACGGCTGATGCGATGATGCGTCGGCACAGCCTGGGCCTGAATCCCAAAGAGCGCGCCGAGGTGCTGGACGATCTAGTCCGGATGGGCAAGGTGGTGGCGGTGGAGTCGGACAAAAACAAGCCCGGACCCAAAACCATCAAATACCAGCTATCGACATCATTTGCCGATTGATGGATTGAATTTAGCAATGCTAAATTGCCTAACTTAGCACTGGTAAGTGCTTGAAAACACTCGGTTTAGCAATTTAGCAATTTAGCATATGGAAGGGGTTTATACGTATCGCGTGTCACATGATTTCCATCACGCGCGATGGTTCCGGTTTACCCCCCCCCCTTATGCTAAATTGTTAAGTTGTTAAATTAGAGAAAAAAGCAAGCAAGCACAAGCACTTAGCCCCCACCTAACTTAGCAAGCAATTTAGCAAGTCAATGTTTTTTTTACAGGAGAGAGAAAATGGACGCAGAAACACGATCACGGCTGGAATCCAAACTCCGGATGGCATCACCGGAAAGGGAGAGGGTTCACGAGGCGATGTATAGGGCCGCAAGTGCAGCCTTTGATTTGTTTGGGGAGGATGACTCGAACGCATTTGTCGGCAGCATGCTGGCGAACGCGATTGATGCTTATGTGTCGTGCTTTGAACCGGCTGACAGAGATGTTGCAGGCACCATCCTTGGTGTGTGGATTGCCGAGAAGGTGGGCATGTATCCAACCATCTATGACCGCTGAAGGCGGTCTGGAGCCTGGGCGGCAGATGATCCCTTGAGAACGCCTTAAAGCCGCTGGCGGGCCTCTGGTGGCGTTCCTGGCGATTGTAAAATAATTTGTCCTATGGGCGCTTTTTGGGTTGCATCGTTTTTTGATGAGCATTAAAAAGGGTGCAGGCGGCGGGATCAACCGACCGCCGCAGGAAAGGAACTAGGACGATGAGCATGAAGCACACAATGACCAAGGCCGAAGTCGAAGCCGCCATCAGCAAGATGCCGACCACCATCGACCAGATGCTGGCCAACCGCAAAGCGTGGCTTGAGCGCAACGGGCTGCTCCTGACCACTCCCAAAAAGAAGGATGCGTAAAGCGATGACCTACACCGTGATCTACTACATCGGCGGAACCCAGGCGGGCGAATGGCGGAAGTGCCTTCCCGTCGCCACGCTGGAAGCCGCCAACACCATGGCGGAAGCCACCGAGCGCATGGGCTACGTCGCCTACGCCCGCCCCACCCGCGAGTGGGACGTGCTGGGGCTGCCCGAAGGCCCGCCCCGCCGCCAGCCCCGCCACTAACCCCGACCGGTCACCGGATGCGCCGCCCCACACGGAGGCGCATCAAGCGACCGGGTGGAATCAACCGCCCGGCAACATGGAGAAAGAAAATGAACAAAGCACGCCGCAAAATTCTGGGCGCAGTGACCAAGCGCCTGTCCGAAATCATGGAGGAAATCGAGGATGTGAAGGCGTTGACCGACGAGCTTTCCAACCTGCGCGACGAAATCGAGACCGCTTGCGACGAAGAGCAAGATGCTTTCGGCGCGCTCTCCGAAGGCGCGCAGGCCAATGACCGTGGCCAAGCCATGGAATCCGCCATCAGCAACATGGCGGAAGCCACCAGTGGCATTGACGACCTGATCAGCGCCCTGGATGACATCGACGTGCAGAGCATCATCGACGCCCTGGAAGGAGCCGCAGAATGAGCGGCCAGGAATTTCGCGACGCCCTCGACGCCACCGGAGTATCGGTGGCGTGGTTGGCTAAAGCGACCGGACGCAGCAAGAGTGCGTTCCGTCGGTGGATAAATGGTAGCGCCCGGCCACCGCCGCCCCTGCTGCACTGGCTTATCGCCCGCGCAGCCAACCCGCCGCCCACCTTCATTCCCGACCCACGCAAAAAGAATTCCCAATGACCACGCCCCTCAAATATCCCGAAATCTATGACGAAATTCGGCGCTGCCCGAACGAATTGCCCGCCTCCATGGCGGCACGCCTAGGGTTTTCCGCCAAAACCGTCGGGCACGTTCGCGCCCGAATGATCAAAGCAGGCGTCGTGAAAAGCATCTCAGACAAAAGCGGAATCGCGCATCCGGAAATTTACGAAGCCATCCGCAACAGCCCCACCGAAATGCCGGTGGTGATCGCCGCAAACCTGGGAGTGTCGGCCCGCCTCGTTGGGCACGTTCGCGCCCGCATGATCGTCAAAGGCGAGGTACAAAACATCTTGACTCGAAACCTCAAGCCTATCACCGACGAAGAACGAACGGTCATCCTGGGACTGCGCAAGCGCGGATTCTCATATCCCGCCATCGGACAGAAAATGGGGCGGAGCAAAGGCGCCATCGAACGCTTGTGCAACAACGCCCGCGACGCCGGGGAGTTGAAGCCAATTGTCTATCAGCCCCGCGAGGCGGTGCAGTGCGCGATTGAGATGGTCGAAAAGCCCCGCCTGCCCAGGCTTGGCTTGAACATGACGGAAGCGGAGGAGCGCGCTGTGGCATCGCTTCAAAATTCCCTGCGGAACAAAACCAAGCTGGAACTGCTTACGATGGTGCGGGGCCGGATGCGAAAATAAATCAAGAAAATTGGCGAAAGGCTATTTTCTTTTTTGAGGAAACCCGTTAAAACATTTTTGACGGCGCGATGAGGCGCCGCAGAGAAACGGAGAGAGAAAATGGTTGAAGTTTCAGTGGTTTCCGATCTTTTCGCGGTTCCATCTTTTGACTTTCCCGAACCCGAATATCACGAGCGGTTTTTTGTTGAGGTTCAAACCGCTAAGGGCCGTCGCTTCCGTCACGAGGTTTCATTTCCCAGCGTGGCCCTGGCTTGCCACGAAGATGGCGAGCGGTTTTATCGCCGCGTCGAAGGCGCGCAGGATAAGGCGCAGGCTCTGGCGGATCGGGTGGATGCTCATCTCAAGGCGGGCGGCAAGCTGGATCGGGATCGCTGGAACGAAGGCGCCCCGGTTTATGGTTCAGAGGCTTACAGCGCCTTCGAAGCCGCCGAGATCGCCCCGGCCATGGATTACCTCCGCAACGGCGGAAACATCGACGACCTTTCCCCGATGATGCAATCATATTTTTAAGGCGAAACCTAGGGGCCTCGGCCCCAATGGTCCGCCGGGCGGCAACCCGGCGCTGATGAGCCAGCCAGAGAAAGGAATTCAAAATGTTCAACATCAACACCGCTGAAAAAATCGAGACCATCATCAACTGCTTTTTGCGGGATGGGACAGATTCCGGAACCTTTGGAACCCTGGTGGTGGTCGAGATGAACGGGCATCGCCTGCTCCGCGTCGAAGCCGACGGCAAGACCGTCATCGCCCGCACTGACGCAGATGGGTGGGTGGTTTCGTTCTGCGGCCACATTGGGCGCGGCGATCTTTACGGGGCTGCAAGCGATGCGCTCTCAGGAGCAGGCAGCGTGTCCAGCGTCGCTTCCGCCTTCGCCATTATCGCCTGAAAGGAATCAATCAAATGCGCGGCACGATCCGAACCATTTTGGCCATCGCATTTTTGGCCGCATACACCTGGGGCGTGAACCATTTGCTCCACGCCTACCTCTGACGGCAAGCCGTCAAAAATTAACCGGAATCCGGTTAAGTATTTCCCACCTAAAAAATCCGCGCCCGTCAAAAAAATATTGGACAAGGGGGTTGGCGCGGTAAAAAAAACCCTGTAAAAAAATCGGGCGGGGCGATGATGCCCCGCAGAGAAAGGAACTAAAAAATGGCACCGCTTCCCACCCGCATCGCCGCCACCCAGGCCGCTCCCGCAGCCAAGCACCAACCTTCGCCCCAGCAAATTGCGGTTTATGACTGGACCAGCAATGGCACCGGCAGCGCGGTCATCGAAGCCGTCGCAGGTGCGGGCAAGACCACCACCCTTATCAACCTGCTCGACCGCACCAACGGCGACGTGGCTTTCATGGCTTACAACAAGAAAATTGCGGAGGAGATTGCAATCAAGGCCGCGCCGCTCAACCTCGGCGCCCGAGTGCGCATCGGCACGGTGCATAGCTTTGGCTTTTCCGCCCTGCGCACCATCTGCCCCCGAACCAAGGTAGACGGCAAGAAGTTGATCACCATCGCCAAGCGCATGACGCAAAACAGGCGCCTGCCGATGGACATGCACAGCTTTGCCATCAAAACGGCATCTATGGCCAAGCAGGCGGGCATCGGCGCGATGGTCAGCATCGCCGACACCAAGGCATGGGAAGACATGATCGCCCATCACGCCATTGCCGAACTGCTGCCCGATGGCTACGCGCTTGGCGAGGGCATCGACGCCGCCGCCGAATTGCTGACCGTCAGCAACGACATGGCCGACGAAATGATTGACTTCGACGACATGGTTTACCTGCCCATTCAGCGCAACCTGACCATCCGCCCGTTTGACTGGGTGCTGATCGACGAAGCGCAGGACACCAACGCCACCCGCCGCGCCCTGGCCAGCAAGTTGCTCGCGCCCGGTGGCCGTTTGGTTGCGGTGGGCGACCCCGCGCAAGCCATCTACGGCTTCACCGGCGCGGATTCCGATAGCCTTGGCCTCATCCGCGACGAATTCTCCGCCATCACCCTGCCGCTGACCGTTTCCTACCGCTGCCCCAAGGCGGTGGTGGCCGAAGCCCGCCAATGGGTGCAGCACATCCAGCCCGCCGCCAACGCCGCCCAGGGCAGCGTTAAGCGGATCGACGAAAAAGTATTCTGGGAGGCAACCTACGTCACGCTGACCGCCAACGACGCAATCCTCTGCCGCAACACCGCGCCGCTGGTCGAAATCGCCTATAGCCTCATCCGGCGCGGCAAGGGCTGCATCATTGAGGGCCGCGACATTGGCTTGGGCCTCATCAAGCTGGCCAAAAAGTGGAAGACCGCCACCACGGTGGAAGACCTGCGCGACCGCCTGGGCCGGTGGTCACGGGCGGAAATCGCCCGCGCCACGGATCGCGGCCAGGACGCACAAGCCGACAAAATCGCGGACCAAACCAGCACGCTGTTTGAAATCATGAGCGTGCTTCCCGACGATGCGCACATCTCCAGCGTCGAGATTGCCATCAACAAGCTGTTTGGCGACACGCCCGCAGGCGAGCGCCCCAAGGTGGTCACGCTTTCGACCATCCACAAAAGCAAGGGCCGGGAATGGCCGCGCGTGATCTGGTGGGGCGCCAACGCCTACCAACCCAGCTTCTACGCCCGTCAAGATTGGCAGAAGGGCCAGGAGCGCAACCTAATGTATGTTGCAGCCACTCGCGCCCAGGAAACCCTGGTGCATGTGACGGTTGAGAAAAAGAAGCGCGACGGGGAGTGATCCCCTATCGTCAAAAAACATTATCCCGTAAAAAAGCGATGGGCCATTGGCCCATCAGGAAAGGAAATCACAATGAGCGATGGAGATAACTCCACATATCTAAAATTTTTGGCCAGCAAAGCGCCGCGCCCGCACGCTTCCGGGCTGGACGTGGTGCCGCAGCTCAACCCGGCCCTTAAGCCGCACCAAGCCGATTGCGTGGCGTTTGGGCTGCGCCAAGGCCGGTGGGGCTGCTTTCTGGACACTGGCTTGGGAAAGACACTCACTCAGCTTGAATGGTGCCACCACGCCGCCGCTGCCACCAACGGCATGGCGCTGATTTTAACGCCGCTTGCCGTCGCAGCGCAGATCGTCCGCGAGGCGGATCGGTTTGGGTATCAAGCCCGGCAAATCCGCAGCCAATCCGAAGCCGGTCCCGGCATCAACGTTTGCAACTACGACATGCTTGATGCGCTGAACCCCTCCGCGTTTGGTGCTGTGGCTCTCGACGAAAGCTCAATCCTAAAAAGTTTTACCGGCAAAACCACGCGCAGTCTGATCGAGGCATTCAGCGGCGCGCGTTTCCGCATGGCGGCAACCGCAACGCCAGCCCCAAACGATCACATGGAACTTGGCAATCACGCCGAGTTTCTCGGCATCATGTCGTCCACCGAGATGCTGACCAGATTCTTTATCAACGACACCGAACAGGCCAGCCAGAAATGGCGGATCAAGCGACACGCCGAGCAAGAATTCTGGGATTGGATGGCGTCGTGGGCGCGGATGGCAGAGACGCCTGCGGACCTGGGCCACGACGCCAGCGAATATATCCTGCCTCCGCTTAACGTCCTCCGCCACAAGGCGGCGGGCGATGTTCGCGCGCCCGCTGGCGCCCTATTCTCGCTGGAGGTAAGCGCGACTACGTTGCATGACGTTAAACGTCAAACCGCCGACGCCCGCGCCGCAATGTGCGCCAGCCTTGTGCCTACCGAAGGCGCGTGCCTGTTGTGGTGCGACACCGATTATGAAGCCGACGCATTGCGTGCTGCGATTCCCGATGCCGTCGAGGTGCGCGGCAGCATGGATGCCCGGCAAAAAGAAGATCGGTTGACGGCGTTTGCCACGGGCACCGCCCGGGTGCTGATCACCAAGCCATCCGTCGCGGGCTTTGGCATGAACTGGCAGCATTGCAACGTGATGATTTTCGCCGGGCGCAGCTTTAGCTACGAGGCATGGTATCAGGCAGTGCGTCGATGCTGGCGCTTTGGTCAAGCCCGACCGGTGGACTGCCATTTGATCGTGGCGGAAGGCGAAGACCAGATTGGCCGCGTGATCGACCGCAAGAGCGCGGATCACTCAAAAATGAAGCGCGCCATGGCTTCCGCGATGAAGCGGGCTGGTCAAAAATCGGAAACCCGCGTAAAATATCAACCTAACCACAAGGGAAAGATACCATCATGGCTATTCAGTGCTTGAACGAGGCGCATGGCGACGGCTACGTCGCCTACCACGGCGATTGCGTGGATGTTTTGCGGCAGCTTCCGGACGCTTCCGTGGATTTTTCGGTCTATTCGCCGCCATTCGGGAATTTGTTCATTTACAGCAGCAGCGCCGCTGACATGGGCAATAGCGCCACGGATGGCGAATTCGCTAAGCATTATGCGTTTGAGGTGGCGGAGAAATTCCGGATCACAAAACCGGGCCGGTTGAGCGCGGTGCATTGTTCCGATCTGCCGATGCGCGCGTGGATCGACGGAGAAATTGGGATTAAGGATTTCTCCGGTGACATCATCCGAACTCACATGGAAGCCGGATGGGTGCTGCATAGTCGTGTGACCATCTGGAAGTGCCCGGTGGTGGAAATGACCCGCACCAAGGCTCACGGGCTGCTCTACAAGACGTTGCAGGCCGATAGCAGCCGCAGTCGCCAAGGCATGCCGGATTACCTGCTGGTGTTCCGCAAGCCGGGCGTGAACGCTTCACCGATCAAGCATACGCCAAGCGAATTCCCGCTGCCGCTCTGGCAGGAAATCGCCAGCCCGGTTTGGATGACGGTCAATCAAACCCGCACGCTCAACACCGCCGCCGCCAAGGAAATGGGCGACGAGCGGCATTTGTGCCCGCTGCAACTCGACGTGATTGAACGTGCGTTGCGCATGTGGAGCAACCCGGGCGACGTGGTGCTATCTCCGTTTATGGGGATTGGATCGGAAGGTTTCGGTGCTTTGCGCGCCCGCCGCAAGTTTGTGGGCGTTGAACTCAAGGAAACCTATTGGCGGCAGGCTTGCCGGAATCTTGACGCAAGCGAAGCTGGCGCAGTCGATCTGTTTGACGATATGGCGGTGGCGTGATGAACGACGAGGAATTCCGGGCCATCGTGGATCAAGGCCCGCTTATCGTGATGGTTGAGAAGGGCCACCTGCTGGCCCTTCTCAACGAGAGGGACCAACTCCGAGAAGAGCGCGACGCTCTTCGCTTGGCGATGACCGAAGTTATGTCTGGCCTCGACGAAATCATCGAATTTGCTCACGGCACTTTGCATCAAGAGGAAACGAAACAATGACACTGGATTTTTTTTGGGGCGCGCTGATCGCCGGATGTGTGGGCGCCGTCATCGGCGCCTGCATAACCCTGGCGGTGCAATGGCGCGAAACGGATACCAAGCGGTGGGACAAGCGATAAAGGCTTTTGCTCGCCGGGGTTGATCGGGTATCATTCGCCGCTTACTTTTGACGCGGACCCTGGAAAATTATTGCAAATGACCAAACACCCCGGAGGAAGGCCACCCTATCAACCAACTGATAAAGACCGAGCCATGGTGGAAACCATGATCGGCTATGGCATTACATATTCCGACATTGCGCGTGTTTTGGGTATCGACCCCAAAACCATGCGCAAATATTTCCGCGATGAAATGGATGTTGGAGCGATCAAAGCTAACACCGCCATGACGCAAAATTTGTGGAATAAAGCGATGGGCGACGGGCCGTCATCCGTCAGCGCAACGATATTCTGGCTCAAGTGCCGCGCCGGATGGCGAGACGTTGCGCCCATGGAAGACGCGGAAAAAGGGTTGACCATCAAGGTGATCGGCGGTCTGCCGGATGTCTGAAATTGTCGTGAAGCTGCCCGAACTACACACCGGGCAGGTTGGCGCGTTTAAAATGCTTGACGTCAACGGCAAGCCCGCGCGATTTCGCGCGATCCGCTGCGGGCGTCGCTGGGGCAAAACCAGCATGGCCAAGACCATGGCGGGCGACCGGATTATGAAGGGCCGCATTCAAGGATATTTCGTCCCGGCGTATAAATACCAAACCGAAATCTACGACGAACTGCTCGACATGCTCCGCCCGGTGGTGAAATCGCACAACAAAACCGAAGGCGTCATTCGCTGCATCACCGGGGGGCGGATTGAATTTTGGACCCTGGAAAACGAAAGCGCGGGCCGGTCTCGGAAATATCACGATGTCTATATCGACGAGGCTGCGTTCACCAAGCCGAACATGATGGACATTTGGAACCGCGCCATCCAGCCCACGCTGCTCGACTACAAGGGCACGGCGACGGCCCTGAGCAACGCGAACGGCGTCGATCCCGACAATTTCTTCTGGCGCATCTGCAACGAGCCAGAACACGGCTTTGTCGAATTCCACGCCCCCACGGCCAGCAACCCCTACATGCCGCAAGAGGAGTTGGTGCGGCTTGAGGCGGAACGCCCGCCAATGGTGTGGAAACAGGAATACCTTGCGGAATTCGTGGATTGGTCTGGCACCCAATTCTTCAAGCTGGAAAACCTGCTCGCTGACGGCGCCCCGGTGGAATACCCAACGCAGTGCGCTGGCGTGTTCGCCGTCGTTGATACCGCCACCAAAACCGGCAAAGACAATGACGGCACCGCCGTCATTTTTTGCGCCCGTGGCGCATACGGCATGAAGCCGGAATTGATCATCCTCGACTATGAAGTCTGCCAAATTGAAGGCGCGCTGCTGGAGCATTGGCTTCCCAGCATCTTCGCCCGGCTAGAGGAATTCTCAGCCCAATGTGGCGCGCAGATCGGCAACCTGGGCGTCTGGATTGAGGACAAGGCATCCGGCATGGTGCTGCTGCAACAGGGTGTCCGACGCGGCTGGAATACCCACAGCATCGACAGCAAGTTGACCAGCCTGGGCAAGGCGGAACGCGCCATTTCCGTTTCCGGCTACGTCCATCAAGGCAAAGTGAAATTTTCTCGCCACGCCTACGAAAAAACGATGATATACAAGGGCGCGACGAGAAACCACCTTATGCAACAGGTTTTGACGTTCACCCTGGGCGTCAAAGACATGGGCGAAGATGACCTGCTCGACGCATTCTGCTATTCCATCGCTATCGCACTAGGCAACCAAGAGGGATTCTGATGGCCGACGCGGTTCAAATGCTCTCCGTCGCTCTTGCAAAGCACGGCTACGACGTGCCCGCGTATGCGCTTCGCGCTGCGTTGGCCATGGCGCGGGTTGCCGTCAGCATTCCGCCATCCGGCCCGTTTGAAGACCACCTCACCGCTCACCGGCGGCTGTCCGAAAAAGGCGTAGATTAAATGTCCACGATTACCGTCACCGGCGCCAACCTTGGCGGATCGCTGCAAACCCTGCTGATGGCCGACGAACTGATTCCCGGTTCCGATGTCAGCTACCAGCTTTGCAAAACAATCTACAGCTATCACCCGCTGGGCCGGAAAATGGTTGATGCGCCCATCGCTATGGCGCAATCGCAGGCGCGGCAAATCAGCATTCAGAACGCTCCCGAAACCCGCGTGCGCGAGGCTTTTGAGACCGAATGGAAGCGCGTCCACGCCGACAAATACATCGCCCAACTCGGCAGCATCGCCCGCATATACGGCGTTGGCTCCATCATTATCGGCGCAGATGGTGTGGACAGCGAAGCTGAATTGCCTCTCGACCGCCTGGGCGACCTAAAGCTCTATTTCAACATCCTTGACCCTCTGAACACAGCTGGGTCTCTTGTGCTCAATCAGGACCCGAATGCGCCAGACTTCCTGAAGTCAGCGGCAATCACAGTTGCAGGCAAACCCTACCATCGAAGCCGTTCCGTCGTGCTGATGAATGAGCAGCCGGTGTATATCGAATACACCACCAGCGCATTCGGCTACGTTGGCCGATCCGTGTTCCAGCGCGCCCTATACCCGTTGAAATCCTTCGTCAGCACAATGGTGACGGACGACATGGTGGCGCGAAAGGCGGGGCTGATCATTGCCAAGCTGAAGGCTCCCGGTTCGATCATCGACAACGCCATGCAGCGTATGGCGGGCATCAAGCGCCAACTGCTCAAAGACGCGCAAACCAATAACGTCATGTCTATCGACCTGACCGAAAGCGTCGAAAGCCTCAACCTGCAAAACATCGACGGCGCCGGAACCTTCGCCCGCACCAACATCCTCAAAAACATCGCCACCGCTGCCGACATGCCCGCCAAGCTGTTGGACAACGAGACGATGGTGGCGGGCTTTGGCGAGGGCACCGAGGACGCCAAAAACATCGCGCGCTATATCGACGGCATCCGCGAATGGCTGGAGCCAGCTTACGATTTTTTCGATGCGGTGGTGATGCGTCGCGCTTGGAATCCAGATTTCTACGCCACCATCCAGGCCGACTTCCCCGAGTATCAGGACGTTTCCTACACCGACGCTTTCTACCGCTGGAAAAACGGCTTTGTGGCCACATGGCCAAGCCTGCTGAAAGACCCGGAAGCCGACACCAAAGCCGAGGACGTGCGGCAGAAAGCCATCATTTCGATGATGCAGGTGCTGATGCCGATGATGGACCCCGACAACAAGGCGCGGTTGATCGAATGGGCAATCGACAGCAGCGGCGAAAACAAGACGCTATTCCCGCAGCCGTTGGTGCTGGATTATGAGGCGCTGGCACAATACGAGCCGCCCCAGCAGGCGGAGGAACCCACCATGCACGCACCAAGGCCCGAGCGCATCTGAATGGATGAGATAATCAGCCATTTGCGAGATGTCGCCGCGTGCCGAAAGGCGGCGGATGAACTGCGCGCCAAAGTGCTGCTGGCGTTGCAGGATTTGGAAGACATCCGCATGGCGTCGTCCTACGGTATTGAGCTTAATGACATTGAGACAAAAGTCGCGCGGGCTATCGAAACCATCGCGGACCTAAGCCAGCGCATTGAGGAACTCGGGCAGTGAATTTCTACGAGACCATCACTGCCGCCGTGCGTGACATCACCGACAACGGTTATGACCCGCTGCGCGTCGATCAATGGCTGGTGCTGATTAAGCAAGCGGCGGAACGGTCCCTGACACCAACGGCGGTGATGGAACGCACCTTGCGCGCATCCCTGGCCAGCGTTTACGCGCGCTATGTTGACAAGGGCGCGATTCTTAAACTCAACCCGGGCGTGTCGCGTTTTACCCTGGACCAGATCAAACCAAAGCTACGCACCGAACTCGACAGGCGCATTATGGCCAGCGCTCAGCTTATCCGCCTCAACCGCGAGGCGGCGATCCAGAAAACCTTGCAACGCTTTAGCGGCTGGTCAACGTCCATCCCGCAAGGTGGCTCTGACGTGGTGGACAAGAACGAAACCAAGGGCGACATCAAGAAATCGCTCAAGCAGCTTCCGTTTGAGGAACGCCGCGTGATCATCGACCAGGGCCACAAGCTGGTGGCGTCCATCTCCGAAATCCTAGCGACGGACGGCGGCGCCATCGCAGGCGAGTGGCATTCGCATTGGCGTCAAAAAGGTTACAATTACCGCAAGGACCACAAGGAGCGGGATCGGCAGGTCTACACCATGCGCGGCAACTGGGCCATGAAATCTGGCTTGATGAAGTGCGGGCCAGCGGGCTACACCGATGACATCACCCAGCCCGGCGAAGAGGTGTTTTGCCGGTGCTGGTATCGCTACATCTACAGCCCCCGTTATTTGCCCGACAACATGCTGACCGAAAAGGGCAAGGCGAAGCTGGAGGAATCAAGCAAGTGAAAACCATAGCCGACGCTGTTTCCCGAATTCAGCAGACCCTGGCACGCCACGACGCCGAAGCGAAACCCCTGAAATCAAAAGCGGGTGGGCTGACCGAAGCCGGGCGCGAGGCGTATCACAAAGAAACCGGTGGCACGCTCCGCGCTCCCACCAAAGACCCAAAAAACCGCAGGCACAAATCCTTCTGCGCCCGCATGAAGGGCATGAAAAAGAAAAACACCGGCAGCGAAGCCGCGCATGATCCGGACAGCCGCATCAACAAATCTCTCCGCCGCTGGGGCTGCTAGTGATAAAAAAACTTGATTTCCATAAAACCATTGCGTGCATGAACTCGACCGCCCATAATGATGGCGGCTCCGCGCCTTCCGGCGCGGGCAAAAGCGCGACCAAAGGCAACAAGTGATCAAAGCCGCTGGCATCATGTTTCTGAACGACGCAGGCGAGGTGCTTCTGTTGAAGCGCGGCCCCGGCGGCGATTGGCCCGGTGCATGGTGCTTTCCTGGCGGCGAACAGAAAGGCGACGAGACGCCTGAACAAACGGCGGTGCGCGAGTGCGAGGAGGAGCTAGGCTTCTGCCCGCCCGGCCCCCGCCGCGTTTGGGCGCGGCGCATCAGTGACAATCAATTCCCGCCCGGCGAGGAGCAACCCGCCGACGTTAACCCCGTGCCGCCAATTGGCGATCCGGTGGATTACACGACGTTCTTGCAGCGCGTCGAAGGCCGCTTCGATCCGCTGCTGAACGGCGAGCATACGTCATTCGCTTGGTGCAGCGTTAATTCTCCCCGCACACCGCTGCACCCGGGCGCCCGCGTCGCTTTGGAAAAGCTGTCAATGGACGAGCTTGGGGTGGCGCGGGCAATCATGAAGGGCGATCTTGTCAGCCCGCAGCACTACGAAAACGTGTGGTTATTCGCGCTGCGCATTACCGGCACCGGCACCGCCTACCGCAGCAAGATTGACGAATACGTTTACCGTAAGCCGGAAAACTACCTTAACCAGCATTTTCTTGACCGCTGCAACGGGCTTCCCGTGATCTGGGAGCATCCAAAAGCGGGCAAGCTGGACAGCAAAGAATTCATCAATCGCGTCATCGGCACCATTCTCTTGCCCTATATCCAGGGCGAAGAAGTCTGGGGAATTGCCAAAATCTACGATGACGAAGCCGCCATGCAAATGGCGTCGAAGCAACTCTCGACCTCACCTGCCGTTGTGTTCCGTCAAACGGATGGCAACGTGCAGGAAAGGCTTGAGGACGGGTCTAATCTTCTGATAGAAGGCAAACCCAGTCTATTAGACCACCTTGCTATTTGCGAAGAGGGTGTATGGGACAAGGGCGGTCCTCCCGCCGGAGTCGAACTGCCCGAAACCATTGAAACAACCTCCGGAGGTAATATTATGGCTGAAGTTGAGAAAGAAATGGAAGGCGCTGAAAAGCGTGCGGACGCTGACGGCGCCAACCTCGACAAGCTGCTGATGGGCATTGACGCCCTGTGCAGCCGCATGGACAAAATGCACGAGGCTCATCAGGAAATGAAGGGCCGACTGGATTCCATGGCGGACCTCAAGGCCGCTCAGATGGCGAAGGCCGCTGACGACGATGACGACGACATGGCCGACAATGTTGAGCTTGAAGTCGAAGAGCCTGCGATGGTTCGCGCCGGTGGCGCTATGCCGCCGAAGCTGATGGCCGACGCTGAAATGCCGGAAGCCCTCAAGAAAGCCGATGACGACATGAAGGCCGACAGCGCGCGTCGCTCCGCCAACGAAGCGCACGTCGCTGCCGAAATCCGCCGCCTCTCCGCTCTCATCGGCCAGATGCCGAAGAGCATGAGCGATGCGGATTACGCGGCGATGGCCGACTATCAGGCCCGCGCCGATAGCGTTTACAGCGCATTCGGTGAGCGCGCCCCCGCCCCGCTCCAGGGTGAGACGGCCCCCGCCTACCGCATCCGTCTGGCGAAGGGCATGCAGAGCCACAGCGAAGCCTGGAAGTCGGTTCCGCTGCGTGACCTGCCTGAGAACGCGCTCGACATCGCGGAAGCCGCCATCTACGCCGACGCCACTGCCGCTGCTCGCAGCCCGGTTGGTGTCTCGGCTGGCAGCCTCCGCGCGATCAAGAAGCGTGACGCCGCCGACCGCGTGATCACTGAATTCGTCGGTGAGCCTAGCGCATGGATGGGCGAATTCCGGACGGCTCCGCGCGCAATCGCAAAGCCGTTCTTCCGTCGCAACGCTATGCACTAAGGATAGAGCATCATGGCAAATTCAGTCTCTTTTAACCCGATGCTGACCACCACCAACATTGGTGGTTTCAGCACTCAGTCCTACGGCCTCGTCCAGGGTGTTGCCATGGACGATCCGGCGGTGCGCTATGCACTTGCCGGTGGTCTGCTGGCGACCAACGAGAGCTATCCGATGTGGGGCGGCGTGGGCGTTTACGCCAACGTCCCGGCCCTGGCTGGCAACAGCACGTCGGTTGGTCCTGAACTTGGCCCCATCGTTGGCCGCGCCACCACGCTCAGCGCGGGCGCCGCGAAGCAGCTTATTGGCTTCTCCACGTTCAACCAAGCGACCGCTTGGGTGTCCTGGCCCCAGAGCAACGTCCCGACCGCCGCTGGCGGCATGACGGTGCCTTACTTCCCGCTGAACAGCGGCGCTCGCATCGCCGTGGCTTGCGATCCTTCGCTTGCCGCGAGCCTTGTGAACAACAGCATCGCGCAGGCGGTGTATTGGGACTTGAACGCCCAGTGCCTCGTGGCCTCCGCTTCGGCCACCTACGCTGTGACTTCGCTCACTTGGTCCGCCACTAACGGCGGTCAGGTTGCGGTTGTGGCCTCCGTGGCAACCCCGGTTGCTGGCGTGGGCGACAGCTTCACTCTCGCAGGCGTAACCAACACCGGCACCGGTTTGGTTTCCGCCATCAACACGACGCAGACGGTCAACACCTTCACCAACAACCAGAACTTCACGTTCTTGCTGCCGGGTGATGCTTCGGTTTGGGGCACGCTGGGCGGCACCATTACGATTGTTGAGTTGCAGGGCGCGCTGCCGTGCAAGGTTCTCCGCGTTCAGTCGGGCAACAGCAAGACCGTTGTCTGGGACCCGGTGAACAACGTCGCCAACTGGAACAACAGCGGCACCGCCGCGCTCATTCAGATTTAAGGAGCCGCTGCAATGGCGAATATCACCCCGTCCCGCGTAATGGTTTCTCCGCACTACATGGTGCCGGAGAAGCTGTTGCAATACAATCAGGCTTCGGGCGCGTTCGACGCTCTGGCCGGTGGCAACCCCCAGGTCCGCCTGGGCGAAGGCGATCTCTACGTCTATATCGACGCCTTCGACATTCGCACCATTACGGCGGCTGGCCAGAGCGGTTACAACTCGCTCCCCAGCGTCAGCGTTGTGGCGCGTCAGATCAGCACCCCGACCTACCTCCAGCGGGTCCGTGCTGAATATGACCACCACGACACCGCTGCCATGTCGCAGTGGGGCGTAAGCATCGTCGAGGCTCAGCGCCTTGGCATGCGCCAGGGCCACTTCCAGCTTATGCGCTCTGCTCTGCTGTATGGCTTCAACGGTGCCCAGGGCGAAGGCTTGCTGAACACCAGCGGCGCCACTAGCGTCAACCTGCCTGCGGATTCCAACGGCAACAACACCGTCGTCACCTACGACAACGGCCAGATGGCGTTCTTCCTGCTCTCGCAGGTGTCCGCCCTGAAGACCCGCACCATGCAGCTTGGCATTGGCCATCGCATCGTGGTGCTTGGCCCGCAGCGCATCCTGGGCGCCTTTGAGTATCAGGACATCGTGCAGGTGACGCAATTCCAGCGCGCTGGCGCTGGCACGCTGTCCACTGCCGGTGTGGTCAAGGCCGTCGGTGAGATGAACGAAGACGAGATCCTCTGGTGCTACGACGACACGCTGATCGGCAAGGGCGCCGGTGGCACTGACGCCGTGTTGATCATTCTGCCTGAAGTTGAAAAGCCCAAGGCGAACAAGATCAACACCAACGCCTTCGCTGACCTTTCGCCCGGCCTCGCCGCTTGCACGCTCCAGTATTGCGACATGGCGGCACCGCGCGAAATCCCGACCCCGCTTGCGGGCGGCGCGATTGACGTGCTTTCCGAACTGCGCGTGACCTCCGGCTGGGGTGTGCGTCCGGAAGCCATCGCCATCGTGTCGATGCAGTACCAGTAAGCTCGGTTATGGCGCGGGGCTTCGGCTCCGCGCCATGGCTACCTTGCCGTGCGGCTGGACCCCGTGCGGTTTCCATTGGACCCAGAGGATAACATGCCCACCCTTTACGTCGCCAACTGCTCAAAGCAGAAACACGATTTCATCTACCGAATTCCGGAGGAAACCTCCATTCGGCGCCAGCAAATTGCGCCCGGTTCGCAGATCGTGGTTTACCAACCGAATTCCGCGCTTGAGATTGTGAAAGCCATCGTCGATCAGCACGCCATTTATGGCCTCGTTGATGTGGCTGACATTGACCGACGTAAGCCTTTCGTCGGGCTGTGCTACCGTTTCGACAAGCCGATTGTTGTCGAGAAGATCATGCAGGCCGACGAGCATAATTCCGGCGTGCTGGAACGCGAAAGCCAGGAGGCGCGCAAGCTCTCCGCCGCCGCCCTGCACAACGCCATCGAACGCGCCACGGAAGGCGCTGTGCGCGTCGAGAATCTTGAGCTTGAGGTGGTGCAGCAGAACGGCAGCACCGAACCCGGCTTGAACGAAACCGTCAGCGTAACCCGAGAAGGCACCGGCGAGCCTCCGCGTCGTGGACGACCGAGAAAAGCAGCATGAACAATGCGCCCACCCTAGAAGGCTTTCAGGACTTCGTCACGAATGTGATGGGTATCAACCCGTTGTATTTGCCGATCAATAGCCCTTCAATCGGGTGGGCGTTTTCCGTTGCACTGATGATCGTAAACCCCGCGCTGGCGGTGGTGGCAACGCCTAGCATGGCGCCGGTTCAAACCAGCATCTATGAGCAGGCGGTTTACAATCTGGCTGGCGACAACCTCATTAACTACGCTCAGGACCAGCCGGGCCGCACCTACTTTGCCGATCTGCGCAAAGCGTATGGCCTCAACGCCTTCGCCGCAGGCGTCGTGACCTCCGCCTCCGATAGCGGCACCAGCGACAGCCTTGCGGTTCCGGAAGCCTTGCAGGCGCTGACGCTTTCGCAATTGCAGAACGTCAAAACCCCCTGGGGGCGTCAATATCTGGCGTATGCGCAGACCTACGGCACGATGTGGGGCGTGGCATGACGACCCTGCACCTCGGCGTTATCGACCAGCCCTATGACGACGGCGCAACCACCGGCATGGTGGCCGAAATCCTTGAAGACAAATATCATGTCATGGAGGTGTTTTTTGAAAGCCGCGTCGATGAGGTAATCGGCGCGCTTGAGCGGTCCATTCAGGGTGCAATTGACGCATTGGACATGGGCGCACCGGTTGAAAACATCGACCCCTTTGGCGGTGCCACGGGCGAAATTGAAGCGGCGTTCCGGCATTTCCTCGACAGCAAAGAAATGGAAAGCCTGGGAATTCCCGGCGTTCCAACGCAGGCCGCGCTTGATGGCGTAAGCCATCGGTTCAAAAACCCGCGATACAAGAACATCAAGGGCGGCAAAAAGGTGAAGCGCGCTCCGCGCCCATCTTTCATCGACACGGGGCTTTATGAAGCCAGCATGAAGGCTTGGTTTACCTGATGGCAACCGTCGATGAAACCCTCGCCAACTTGCCACTCCGCGACGCCTTGCAAGCGGGCATTCAGTCGCTCTCGGCTGGCGAGACAATCCGTTTCACGAAATACATAAAGCGAATTTTGCCGATTGACGGCTACGTTTTCTGGTTGGCGGGTGAAAGCATCGAAATCGCGGGTTCGTTCCACTATTCGGTAGGGCGCACGCAGCGTGAAGATGAGACGGTTTCGATCAACAAGGTGGTGTTCACCACCACTGACGAAATCTCCGAATTCAACGTCGTTGACCCGCAAACCCTCTGGATCGCCACCTTCGATGGCATTCGCTTCGCCTTTGCGCGACGCGGCAATCGCTACACGCAAGCGGGCGTCAATCATTATGAGGGTGATGCGGTCTATTCCGCCCTGGCTTCGCAGCTTGTTGAGAATCTTTACACGCTGCTGGCCTCGGAACCTATCGTCTCCAACAGCCTGCCCGCGTGGCTGACGATCCAGACTTATTCGCCAATTTGGCTTGCGCCATACAATCCGAACATTTTGCTTTACCCGTCATATCTTGTGCCCGCGAACATCAGCCCGCCTTACGGCGTGGTGCATATCGAACCGGGCCGCACAAACGCCATCCAGGCCGCGCCGCGATTGACGGTCAACGGATCGCATTATCAGCTTGCCACGGATCACGTCCGCGTGACCCTATACGGCTACAACAACGCGCAAGCTCAAGACTGGATCGACACGGTGAACCAATTCAGTGTCGATACTGATGCGCTGGGCATTATGAGCATGCCCATCATGCGCGACGAAAAGCGTGGCCAAATGGAGCTTCAGGCCATCGCAATGAAGAAGACAATCGAGTTTGATGTGAGCTATTATCAGACCCGCATCAACGATATTGCGCGCCAGCTTATCGAAAGCTGCATCGTGCAGTATGAAGTTTCACCGTATCCAACCGCTGCATAACAGGAGTTTCCCATGCCCCAAAGCCCGAACCAAGTTTTCCCCGGCGTCGCCAGCGGCGTTGCCAAGCCCCAGTATATGGACGCCCAGGGCGTGCAGGTGGTTGCCAACGCCGCCTCGGCTGCGCTCAACATCACCGCCGCCGCCGTCATCAAGGCGTCTGCTGGCCGCATCGCGCGCATCGTGATCTTGGCCCCTGGCACCACCTCGGGCGCTTTCACGTTCAACAATTGCGCCACCACCGGTGCCGCGACGACCGCCAATCAGGTGTTCACCCTGCCCTACAACGGCACGAACAACATTGCCGGTGCGGTGTTCGACATCAGCGTTCCATGCTCGGTGGGCATCGTTTGCTCGGCGGTCCCGGGCGCTGGCTCGCCGCGTGTGCTTGTGACCTACACCTAAGCCGTCGCAGCATCGTCCTACCTAGGAGAATTCAATGCCAACCATTGTTCAAGTAAATGTGACGCAGACGGTTGGCGCAGCGCCCGCCACTCTGCAAAAGACGGGCGCGCTGATTTCCCAAGGTGGGACGACCACTAGCCCGGGCACCGCAACGCTCATCACGCAAGAAGCCGATCTCACGGCAATCTTGACTGCGCCCGCCCCGCTGGATCAGGTGGTGGTGGCCGGAGCGCTTGTGACAGCCACGACGGTTTCGCCGCATGGCTATACCGTTGGCAGTCAGATCGTCTTGACGATGGCTGGCATCACCGACGGTGGGCTTGGACCGTCGGCTTATAACGGCACCTACCTCTGCACCATCACCAGCACGACGCAATACACCTACAACCTGGGCCAGGAATTGATTTTGGCTTCGGGCACGGGCGGCACATACGTTCCGCAAAGCGCGATCCAGCTTACCGCGATGAGCAACACGTTCTTTGCCCAGGGTTCTGGCTTGTCCTGCTATGTGCTGGAGCTTGGGCCGGGCAATACGGAAGACGGTGTGGCCGCGCTGGCCGCATACATCCAGGCCAACCCCAACAGCGACTACACGCCCGGCGCGGAAGGCTACTTCTACGCCTACGTTGTGCCGAAACAGTGGGATGGCAACGCGGATTTCCTGGCTTTGCTGGCGGAATTCGAATCCACCACGGCGCGCACCTATTTCTTCATCACGACCACGCTGGCCACCTACAACAGCTACACCAACTTGATGAAGTGCGCGTTTACGCTGATTGAGTCGCCGCAATTCGGCACCTACGGCGCAAACGAACTGATCGGCGCAGTTTGGACCTCGGGCGCCATCACGTTCACGACCCTTAACACCAGCGGCATTTCTAAGGGCGACTGGTTCACCATCGTGGGTTGCACGCCTTCGGCTTACAACGGCACATACCAAGCCGTTGTGGCGAATGGCGTGGACATCACCGCCTATAAGGCGGTTGACCCTGGCGCGCTTACCGTTACCGGCAGCCTCAAGGCCAGCCTGTATGGCAACGCGGGCGCTCCGGTTACGGAATTCACGGTTGTTTCCGCCTTCTGGAACTTCCTGGCTTACGAACCCAGCGCAGCGAACCTCGTTGCACCGTTCGCCTTCAAGTATCTTTACGGCGTGACGCCGTTCCCGACGCGCGGCAACAACGCTCTGCTGACCACGCTCAAGAACGAAAGCGTCAACGTCGTGGGCACTGGCGCGGAAGGTGGCATCAGCAACACCATCCTGCTCTGGGGCACCATGATGGACGCCCACGATGCCACTTATTGGTATTCGGTGGACTGGGTGCAGATCAACATGGACATCACCATTTCTAATGCGGTGATCAACGGTTCGAACAACTCCCAGAACCCGCTGTATTACGACCAGAACGGCATCAACCGGCTTCAGGCGGTGGCGCAGACCGTTATGCGCAACGCCATCTCTTTTGGCCTCGCGCTCGCGCCCATCACGGTTAACGCGGTGCCGTTCGTGACCTACGTCTCGCAGAATCCGGCGGATTACCCTGCGGGCATCTATCGCGGCCTCTCGGTCACCTACACGCCGCAGCGCGGCTTCATCCAGATCGTGTTTTACGTCAACGTCTCGTCGTTCCCGGCTGGCGGCTGAGTAGGAGAAAACAACCATGGCAGCTAATCCACAAGTCGCTCAGGGCACGCTCAACCGGTTACGGGGCAGCGTGGTCATTCCGGACTATCCGGCCCTGCAAGTCACGGCGCCCTTCCTGGGGCGCCCTGGCATCGCCATCGCCTTTGAGGGCGAAACGACGACGATGATCCCGACGATGACGGGCACCATCACCTCGCCGTTTCCCTATCAGATGGTGACGGTGACCATTTCGCTGCTCAAGACGCAGAACCTTGCGGCTCTCTGGGAGGCGCAGCGTCAGGCGTTGAGCACGATTGGCGACATCACGGTGACGCCCGACACCACGTCGCTTCCGGCTTACACCTTCAACAACTGCGCCATTCAGAATGTGCGTGAGTTAAATTTCGCAGGCGAGGACGCGAGCTATTCCGTCACCGTCAGCGGCTACTACCAGATCAACAACAACCTCTGGAATCTGGTTTAATCGAACGGGTGCAGCTAGGGCGACGGTCCGAAAAGCAGGAGTAGTCCACCTGCCTGCTGCATCCTACCCCTTGGACGCGAAGGATAACGCAAAGTGAAGATCAATAAAAAACTAAATTTGGTGATAGAAGTCGAAACCGACGAAGGCACGATCTTCGTGCATAGCACGCCGCTCGCGCGTGAGGTTTTTGAACGATACCACATGATTATCGCCAAAACATTTGCCACTTTGATCAGCGAGGGGTTGAGCTTTGTTTCTGGCCCGCGCGTGGCGGCACTGGTGCTTAAGAAAATTGCCCAGGACGCGGGCGTTTGGGAGGGGCGCGACGGGATCAACAATGGCTTCATGGCCGAAATTCGTCGGCTATCAAGCGTGGTGATTCCTAGCACGTCAGGGTGGGTGACGATGCCCCTCCAAGATGCCATCGATCGGAAAGCAATGGACGAGGAAGACATTGCGGAGGTAGAAGGACTGATAACTTTTTTTATCTGCGCCTCTGCCATGTCCCGGAAGACCGAGATCGGCCCCGTTCTGGAGAGGATGCGTTTGTGGGGAGCATCGACCACATTGTTGAACTCTACGGAATACGCCGCATCATTGCCGATATCGACAACGGAAGAGACTTCGGAGACGCCGACGATCACCTCGTCAGTGCCGCATTAGGGTGGGTGGCCGGAGAAGGATTTTATGATTTCTTCGGCAAGCATGTGGATGATTGGCGGTGGGATTCCGTCTCTGAGTTTCGCCAGCGCCATTTTTCCACGGCGCTGAAACGGATAGGAATGGGTTGAATGGCGGTCAAAAGCATCATTGATGTCGATGTGAACGACGACGCCTTCAAGGCGTTTATGGAGATGTTTGCCAAGTATCAAACAGCCTTAAAAAAGCTGCCCGGTGCTTGGGACGCCGCAAACAAATCCATCAACAAATCCGGCTCTGCTATCGAAGAAATGACGGACATTATGAGCCGTCAGGTTGACATCATCGAAAAGCAAACCAAAGCGCAAGAAAAAATGCGGCGCGAGGTTGAAAAGACTGGCTATTCGCTGACTGACGTTGCCCGCGCTACAACGCGCATCGCGGGCGGCATGAAAGATATAACCCTATCCCTGCTTAAATTCAGCACCTTAACCAGCGTTTTTGGGTTGCTGTCTGGCGGAACGGGGCTGTTTGGCTTTGAGGCACTTGCGCGTTCTGCCAGCCAACAACGCACAAGATCAATGGGGCTTGGCATTACGCCCGGCCAGCTTCAGGCGGCAAACATCACCTATGAGCGGATCGGAGGCGCAGAACCAACGCTTTCCAGCATCGCAGATATGCAAAACGATCTGCGTCAAAGACACCGGCTTCAAATGCTCGGTATCAGCAACGAAGACATTACCAACAAAAATCCGTTTGAGCTTTTGCCGCAAACCTTAAGCGCCATTCGTGCGCGCTATTTGTCTATTCCGGAAAATCTTCGCGGCACTTTGGCGCAATCATATGGGCTGACCGAATTTGGCCTTTCTATGTCGCAACTTCGCCAGCTTGGCGGAATGTCGGAGCAAGAACTAGCGGGCCTTAGCACCTCGCTCTCAAGAAACGCAATAACAATTGGCGGAAGTAACGAGACAAATCGAGGCTATCAAGATTTTCTTGAACGGCTCAGAACCGCAGGAGAGGCGCTTAAAACAACCTTAATTGAAAGGCTGACTTCGCTTCGCGAACCTCTTGCCAACATAGTTGAAGCTTTCACTAATCTTGCAAAATCAGCATTAAATAGCCCAACCTTTCGTGAAGGGTTAAATTCATTTGCAACTTGGATTAACAATTTTGCAAGAACTCTATCGACAGATGAAACTAAATCTGCACTTGCTGAATTTATTGAGCAAGTTGGCGTAATGGCGACCCGCATGAAAGATGCGGCTGTTTCAGTGCTTACGTTCATCGAATATCTGTCCATGCCATTCAAGGCTTTGGGGCGCCTTTATGATTGGATAATGGGCATGTTGGGCCGGGTGGAAACCGCGCCCGAAGGTGATAGGCCAAGCAGAGAGCAGCCCCGTATTAACCCCCGGCCCGGAGAAGGGCCGCCGCGCGTAGGGTCTCATCGTTTTCGATTGTATGATAACAGCGATATTCCAGACCCCAAAGACCTTCAAGGCAAAGAATCTGGCGGCGGCTCTTTCATCGACCAAATGACGCGCGCTGAAAGCGGCGGCAATCCTAATGCTCGCAATCCGCTTTCCTCGGCTACGGGCGCGCATCAATTTACGGCGGCAACGTGGCTTAGTGTTGCAAAGCGGTTTGGCGGTTCGCGCATTGCCGGATTGTCAAATGAGCAAATCCTTGCGCTGCGCACCGACCCTCTCTTTTCGCGCCAGATGGCGGAAGCGCATGCGCAATTTGATCTTGCGCCCGCATTGCAGCGCGCAGGCGTTTCTCCATCTAACCTCGCGCTTTACGCAGGCTGGCATTTTGGTGCTTCTGGAGGTGCAGCGGTAATGCATGCTCCGGGCAATATGCCGATGAGCCAATTGCTCAGCGCGGATGCTATTGCTGCAAATCCTTACTTGCAAAATCTGACGGCAGGCCAATGGCGGGATCGTTTTTCCGGACAGTTTACCGGTGGTGAAGGACAGCCTGGAAGGCAGGTGCTTTCGGCTCGCCCTGGGCAGGCGGTTCATATAGTTATCAACGACAACACGGGCGGCAACATCATTAACACGTCGGCTTCGCTCGGCGCTCCGGGGTATTACGGATGAGCATTCTCGACACCATTGGCCGGTCCATTTATCAGATCGGGTTCCAGCTTACGCCAATCATTTTGGTGCAAGGCATCGCCAGCAATTTTCCTGGCGGCATGATGCCCATTATCATTTTGACGGAAGGCCCAAATCTTCTCGTTACCGTCTTGGCTGGTAAAAGCCCGTTTAACCCCGATAGGTTTTTTGCGCACTTCTCCCCTGTTCCAGGGGGCAAGTTGGCTAATTTTGCTATTGGCCAGTATCCTTTCGCCAACCAGTCGGTAGCGGCAAACGCGATCATCAGTGAGCCGCTTACCATTTCCATGAAAATGTCTATCCCGGTCAACAAGTCGGGTGGCCATACGGCGAAACTGGCCACGATGGTGCTGCTTCAATCCAAGCTCAAGGATCACGCAAACCTGGGCGGAACATACATCGTCGCAACCCCAGCAGGCTTTTATACCAATTGCATCCTGACGGGCCTCACGGATGTCAGTGGTGGCGACAGCCCGATTCCGCAAAACACATGGCAATGGGATTTTGTGCAGCCCCTCATTACGCTACAAGAAGCTGAAGCCGCACAAAATACGTTCATGAGCAACGCGACAAGCCAATTGCCGTCCGACGGATCGTTGAACGCAACCCCTGGCGGTGTTCCATCAACATCCGTCCCGGCTTCTCAGGGCACCAATCTACCTGCTGGCGTCCAAGGACCGAACCAATGACCACCTATACGGAATTCACGCCGTCCAACACGCAAGTCTTTACCTTCCAACCTACTTTGGATGGCACCACCTACATCATCACTATTCCGTGGTCTCTTTTCGGCCAGCGGTATTATGTGACGTGCAGAACGCTTGGCGGCAACCTTGTTTTCTCGCTTCCGCTTATTGGTTCGCCCGCTGGCATCAACGTGCAAGCTGCAACGTGGGAACCGAACAATGCGACCATCACTGTCGCAACACCTCATGAGCATAAAGTCGGCTCTATCATCAACCTCACTCTTTCGGGCATGGCGCCGGATGCCTACAACGGCACGTTTGCTTGCAAGATCATCAACGACACGCAATTCACGTTCCCTCTGAATTCCTTTCCCGGGGAAGTCTCCACGCTCGGATCGGTGCAATACAACATTAACCTTGCGGCGGGTTATTTCACGACATCCACACTCATTTATCGCCCGCAAAATAGAGTGTTTGAGGTGACGCCGTGAGGTTCTATGAAATCACCATTACTGACCCCACGAACGCAGACAAAAAGCAAATATACACAAGCTGGTTCAACGGTAAAAATGACCCGGGCGCGCTCAATGTGGTTTTTGATGTGCCGGTTACTGCTCTTGCAATACCCCTTGGCGCGGCAATGATGGAAATATGGGGCATTCCCATTAAAAATATCAGCAACGCCAACAACTTGAATAACAAACTTATTTCCGTTCAAGCTGGGTTTAAGCCCGGCTTGCCGCTGGCCACGCAAGCTTCAGAAAAACAATCTGGACCAATCATCAACGGTTATATTTTGCAGTCTTACGGAAATTGGATTGGCACTAATATGACCATGAATTTGGTCATATCGCCAGGAAGCCCGCCAACGCAAACGCGAACAGCCACAACGGCTGCGCAACAGCCAACAGCGGCCACCAATAATACAGCGCCCCCGCTTGGCTCCCCAACCGCCCCAATTGATTTTCATTTTAACATGCCTGTAGGCATGAGCATGAGAGTGGCTATAGAAAACACGCTGGCCGCAGCATTGCCTAATTTCACACGCGAAATTCGCATAAGCACCATTCTTTCTTCGGGGCCGCGCAATTTTGTATCGCGTTCTTTTTCCGAATTTGCTCAAACAATTAAAACGCTATCAAAGCAGCTTGTGACGACCGAAAATTATCCTGGCGTAAACATGACCATTACGCCAAATAATGGCGTGCTTGTTTATGACGGAACAACAACCATCAAGCGGGTTGATATTTCGTATTTGGATTTGATTGGCCAGCCAACATGGATTCAGCCAAACACAATTCAATTTAAATGCCCAATGCGAGCCGATTTGCAAGTTGGATTTGAAATCACATTGCCAAAAGGCCGTTTTTACGGCATTCAACCGGGCGATCCGACGGTTCCAATTCCTTATCGCTTTCAATCCACGCAGCAAGGCACATTTAACATTATTGAGCTTCGACACGTCGGAAACTTCCGGCAGCCCGATGCAAATTCGTGGGTTACGGTTGTGACCTGCTCGTTCATTCCAACCGCCGCTGGCGGCGTTCAAGGACCAAACCAATGACTGCGAAGGCGGCTCATGGCCAATAACTCACAAACCACGCCTTTCGCTCGCGGCATCGTCAATTACACCCGCACCGAAATCGACGCACAAATCCAGCAGCTTGGACAGGCGCTGCCGGTTTCGGTGGTGGCGGTGAACAAGGGCATGGTGACGGTCAATTTTGAACTCAACGGCCCGATCACGTTTCCGCAAATTGAGGTGCCGCAAGCGATTTCACGCTACGCTCGCCCGCCGACCCAGGTGGGCGACAAGGGCTTCGTGATGTCGGCTGACGCCTACCTCGACGGCATTACGGGGCTTGGCACTGGCACGGCGACCTATAACCAGCCACCGCCCAACCTTTCGGCCTTGGTATTCTTTCCACTCGCAAATACGTCCTTCCCAACGGTGGACGCAAACGCCTATAATATCACAGGGCCAAACGGTTGCGTCATCAAGGACGACAGCGGTGCAAGCGTGATAACCCTAACGCCATCGTCCATCACTCTTTCCTGCGGGGGGCACTCAATCGTGATTGATAGCGGCGGAGTGAAGATTGATGGCCGGGTCTTCCTGACCCACAAACACAGCGGCGTGCAGTCGGGCGGTTCTAACACGGGCAACGTCGTCTGATGCGGGTGTATGGGCGCGATCCGAAAACCAACCAATGGATGGAGGTGCAGACCTCCGCCGATGGGCAAAACGACTATGTGTATGTGACGGCGCTGGTGCAGTGCTTGAAACTGAGCATTAACGAAAGCCCCTTTTGGGGCAATTGGGGAATTCCAGCGCAGCAAAGCGTGTTGCAGCAAATATTCCCCGATTTTTATGTCGCGCTAATGCAGCAGCGGTTCTCGCCCTATTTCGCCGCGCTGCAAATCACCAAAGTGCAATCCACCACGCCGACGTATAATGTCAGTGTGACGAACAACCAGGGTGTCAAAATGGCTATGAGTGTGCCGGTATGAGCGGAACCATCCCCATCGTTCTCGGCCCGGCTGGGATGATCCCCGCCGTCCCAGCGGAGGTGCATGCTCAACTTATCGCCAACGTCGTGGCGACCAACCCCGGCTACACTGCAAACCTTCCTGGCACGCTGATCGAAGACATCAGCAGCACGGACGTGGCGGCGATTCTGCTTTGCAATTCGGCCTTGGTCGAACTGGTGAATTCCGTCACGCCATACGGCGCCAACCAATTCATTTTGAACCAACTCGGCCAGATTTATGGCGTGCAGCAGGGGCAGGCTACCAACACATCCGTCTATGTGGTGTTCACCGGCACGCCCGGCTTCATCATTCCGATTGGCTTCGTGGTTTCCGACGGCACATATCAATACGCCGTGCAGGATGGCGGCATCATCGGTGCGGGCGGCGTAACTCCGTCGCTCTACTGCCTCGCCACCACGGCGGGTTCCTGGGCGGTTCCGGCCAACACCGTGACGGCGCTGGCAAGCTCGGTTCCATCAACGATCACCTTGACGGTCACTAACCCCCTGCCGGGCACGCCCAGCGCAGGTGCGCAGTCGGTGGAGAGCTATCGCGCTCAGGTGCTGCAAGCCGGTCTGGCGGCATCGCAGGGCATGCCGCGCTATCTCAAGACGCTGCTGGCCAACGTCCCGGGCGTGCAGCCCCGGCTTATTTCCATCGTGCCAAGCGGCTCGTCCTGGGAAATCATTGTGGGCGGCGGCGATCCGTATCAAGTGGCTTACGCCATCTACACGGCGCTTTTTGATATCAGCAACCTCGTTGGTTCCACGATGTCAATCTCTGCAATCTCGGCTACGTCTCCCGCCGTGATAACAACCGACCTCAACCACGGATTGACAACCGGCGATACCACTACAATTAGTGGGGTGACTGGAACGGGCGGAATAACGGGCATAAATCAAACACTTAGTGTGACACGGATCAGCAACACCACTTTCAGCGTAGTGTTCAATGCTACCGGGACCACATACACGGGCGGCGGCGTTCTGACCCCGAACGCGCGCAATCAAGTTATCACGATCAACGACTATCCAAACACCTATTCCATCCCGTTCGTGGTTCCTCCCGCGCAAAACGTGGAGGTGTCGCTGACGTGGAACACAAATTCCCTGAACAGCGTTTCGGCTTCGTCCATGGCCGCGCTGGGCGCGACGGCGCTAGCAAACTACATCAACAGCATCGCGGTAGGCGCTCCGATGAACCTGTTTGAATTGCAAAACGCCTATCAGATTGCGACCGCGTCCATTTTGCCGACCGCTTTCCTCACTCGTATGGTGTTCGCCGTTACCATCGACGGTGTGTTAACAGCTCCGGATGCGGGCACGGGCATCATCGCGGGCGATCCCGAAAGCTATTTCCTAACCAACGTCACCGCCATCAGCATCGTGCAGGGGTGACGCCACATGACCACGTTGCAAAAAACCATTCCGTCATATCTCTACACGCAATACGCGGACGATGACGATCTGCAAGCCTTCGTGGCGTCCTACAACCAAATCACGCAAAGCTACGTCAACACCTTCAACCAGCTTAATCTGCCGGTCTACACCAAACTTTCCGGCGCGCTGCTCGACTGGGTGGGGCGCGGCGTTTACGGATATCCTCGCCCAACAATTCCGGCAGTTGCGGCAAGCGTGATTGGCCCGGTCAACACCTACGGTCCCGATTTCTTCGTTCCGCTGAACACGCAGGAATCAACCGCAGCCTCAAACTACAACACCACCGACGACATTTATAAGCGGCTGCTGACGTGGCATTTTTATAAGGGCGACGGGAAAGTTTTCAACATATCCTGGCTTAAGCGCCGGATTGTTCGTTTCCTATATGGCGCGGACGGAATTTCTCCGGTCATAACCCAAACCTACGACATTGGCGTGACGTTCTCGGCTGGCAACAACGTGAACATCACCATGCCCGCTTCGCCGCAAGCTGACATTCTCATCGCCGCCATCGCAAGCGGGGCGGCGGAAACGCCATTTCAATACACGTCTAATTTTACGACATACGATCCCGGGACGACGGTGGACTGGGAAAACACCAGCAACGCCATCGTTGACTGGGAAAACACAAGCACGGCTCTCGTGACTTGGAACAACGATCCAGTTTGAGGTGCATCAATGTCTGTCCCATACACATTCGGCACTGCCGTCGGAACAACTCAGCTTGCGAAGCTGGACACGAATTTCTCGACGCCGCTAACGCTGGGTTCAACGTCGCTGACGTTGGGCGGGACGTTCACGACAATTGCGGGACTGACGTTAACCAGCCCCGTGTTGACGACCCCGAACCTCGGGACGCCAAGCGCCGCCGTTCTGACAAACGCCACGGGCCTCGCCTTGGGCACCGGCGTCACTGGCACGCTCCCCGTCGCTAACGGCGGCACGGGGCTTTCCGCCACACCCGCAGTGGGTGAAATCGACATCGGCACGGGCACCGGCTTTGCGCGCACCACCCTGACCGCTGGCACAGGTATCGCCATCAGCAACGCCGCCGGAGCCGTCACTATTTCGGCCACCGCCGTGACTGGAATCACGGGGCCAACTGGCGCGTCTGGCCCTACTGGTAGCACCGGCCCAACAGGCGGCAGCGGACCAACCGGCGCGACTGGCGTTTCTGGTCCTACGGGCGCAACCGGAGCCACAGGAACGGGACCAACTGGTGCAACGGGCCTCGGCTATTCCGGGCTGACTAGCGCGTCTTCTGCGGTCATTGGGACGGGCGCAAAGGCATTCACCACCAACTTAGCCTCTACCGCAACTGCGTTTGCAGTTTCGCAGCGCGTTCGTGTGGCAAGCACGGCGTCGCCTTCCAATTTCATGGAAGGCACAATCACTTCGTTTTCAAGCACGAACATCGTTGTTACCGTTGACGCCATCGGCGGCAGCGGAACCTTTTCTGGCTGGACGTTCTCGGCCTCGGGCGCGATGGGTGCCACCGGCTCTACGGGCGCGACCGGGACAGGTCCGACCGGCCCAACAGGTGCGGGCGTTACCGGCGCGACTGGTGCCACGGGTGCTACAGGCGCAACCGGGACTGGCCCGACTGGTGCCACAGGTGCAGGCGTGACGGGTGCAACAGGCGCAACGGGCAGCACCGGTCCAACCGGTGCAACAGGCGTTACCGGCGCTGGCGTGACAGGCGCAACGGGTGGCACGGGCGCTACTGGAGCAAGCGGCACTGGTCCTACAGGCGCAACAGGTTCCACCGGTGCTACAGGAGCAACCGGCGCCAGCGTGACCGGTGCTACAGGCGCGACTGGCCCCACAGGCTCAACCGGCATCGGTTATGCTGGCTTGACCAGCGCCTCGGCGGCGGTGATCGGCACGGGCGGGAAAGCCTTCACCACCAACCTCGCAGCCACGGCAACTGCTTTTGTCGTCGGGCAGCGCGTGCGCGCCGCCAATACCGCTACGCCTTCGAACTACATGGAGGGCATCGTCACTTCGTTCTCCGGAACGAACATCATTATAAATGTGGATGCCACGGGCGGCACAGGCACTTTCTCCGGCTGGACTTTCTCCGCCGCAGGCAACGCAGGCGCAACGGGCGCCACAGGCGCCACGGGGCCGACCGGCGGCGGAGCGGTCCTGCCAATTTCCAGCGCGGACATTTCATTCTTGCAAGCGGGCACGGGCGCTGTTGTTCGCACCGGCCAAGCCAAATATCGGGATTTTGTCTCGGTGTTGGATTTCGGCGCCGTGGGCAATGGCGTCACGGACGACACCACAGCCATTCAAAACGCTCTTGGCACCGGCAAAAATGTCTATCTGCCTCCGGGGAATTACCTCGTCTCCAATCCCGGGCTTTCGATGGTGTCCAATGGCCAACGGATGTATGGCGAAAGCGGTGCGGGCTGGCTGACGATTATCGAATGGAATGGCACAAGCGGCAACAACGCCATCACCATTTCCGGGTTGCAACACTGCATCATTGAATCCATCAACATTCGGCGTAACCCCAGCAACTCTGTCAATTTAACAAGCGGCTACGGCGTTTCGTTTGCAAACAACGCATATTTCTGCGAAGTGCGGACGTGCAAAATTACGGGCACTGGCAACGGCATTTCGATCACAGGCACCGGCAATCAGGTGATTGATTGCGAAATGCGCGAATTCTCCGGAACGTATGGCATCCGCTATTATGGTACATCGGTGCTGCCAGGATTGCGCGCCGTTCTCGACCGGGTTCTGATTGACAACAATCTGATCATCACGAACATTTCGGCCACGTCGCCCGCCGTCATTACGACCACTCACAATCACGGTCTAAGCACCGGCAACACCATCACAATTGACAAAGTGAGCGGCACGGGCGGAATAGCTGGCATCAACGGCTCGCGGGTAGTCACGGTGCTGACGCCCAATACACTCAGCGTTTCTTACAACGCCGTTGGAACAACGTATAACGCATACAGCGGCTATATGTTTGGGCCAAATAATTTTATCCACCTTGTGTATGATTCTTATGTTCACAGCCTCATTGTCACGGCTTGCGCATTTTTGTGGGGCGGCACCGCCGTCTATATGACGGACTACGCCAACACGACCGACTCCTACCCAACGTGGTTGCACGCCTTCGACCTTGAGTGCGATCATCAATGGAACAGCGCCGTTATCCTGAACGGCGGCGAAGGCTGCTTTATCACCACAAGCTGGATTGGGTCTTCGCTTTCTGGCAACGGCCTTGTCACTATGCCTCCATCCCCATCGACCGGCGTCAGCGGCTGGCGCGGCGAATTGCTGCTTAGCAACAGCCGCATCATGGGCAATGCGCAGACCGGCATTTTGCTGAACGGGGGTGTCGATGCCTGCATCAATAACTGCGCTATCGGTGATAACGGCGGGCAAACCCCTAACACTTACAACGGCATCACCGTTGCGTCGGGCGTTTCCAAATTCTCTATCACGGGGAATAAAATTGGCGATGCTATCGGAACGACTTTTAACGGGCAGGCATACGGCGTCTACATTTTCTCCGGAGGCTCCGATTATTATCAGGTGATTGGCAATATCCTGTATGGCAACACTGTTGGCCAGATTGGTGATTTTGGCAACGGTTCAAACAAGATCGTCCAAAATACCAACACCAACGGCGGAGGGATGACGTTCAGCGGGCAGGTTCAAGCTGATAACGCGGCGTTTATCGGAGCCATTACAAGCGCCAGCTTGACCGCCACGGGTATCGTCGCGGCCAATGCCATCAACGCCGTTGGACAGGTGGCTGGCAATAACGTCTATGTCACTTCATCCGCCGATACCGCTATCCGGATTTTGAACGGTGGTGGATTGCAGGCAACCGGCAAGGTTGCAGGCAACACGGTAGCCGCAGTCGGCGCTATCACGGGCGCGAGCTTGACTGCCACGGGCGCGGTTGCAGGCAACACCGTCGCCGCAGTGGGGCAGGTTTCGGGCGGAAGCGCCTACATCACCTCCGCGTCCTCTACCGCCATTCAAGTGGTGGGTGGCGGCGGTATATCTGTGACGGGGCCAATTGCTGCGGCTACCGTCGCCGCAACCGGGCAGGTCTCGGGCGGAAGCGTTTACGTCAATTCGTCTTCCGGCACCGCCATGCAAGTGGTGGGCAGCCCCAGCTATGCGCTAGACTTCAACGGCATGACTTCCACCGGCAAAGTGCGGCTTAAGGATGGGCAACAACTCACTTTCCGCAACGCGGCCAACACCGGCGATAGCAACGCGCTTTTCACGGTCAGCGACGGGCTTGTGATTGGCAACAGCGGTTTCACAGCGACCTACATCAACACGGCGCTTTATCCGCTCTACGACAACACCTTCCAAACTGGCGGAACAAGCAACCGTTGGTCTGCGGTTTGGGCGGTTAACGGAACCATTCAAACCTCCGACCCAAGCCTCAAGACTGACATCTCGCCGCTCCCCACTGCGCTACCGATTGTGGCCGACATCGACCCTGTTACCTTCAAGTGGATTTCCGGCGGCAAAATTGCCGAGAAGAAAATCACGCAAAAGAAGGTTCCGGCGCCGAGCGGCAAGGGCTTTGTGACAGAAGATGTTGAAGAGACGGTGTATGTCGATAGACCCGGCAAGCGTCGTCATTGGGGCTTTTTGGCGTCGGACGTGAAAGCCGCATTTGACAAAATTGATGTGGATTTCGGCGGCTACGTCAAAGATGAAAACGGTATCGAACACCTCCGCCCTGACCAGCTTATTCCGGTGCTCTGGAAAGCCGTGCAGGAATTGAAAGCGGAGATCGACGTGCTTAAGGCTTCTAAATCGTGATCCAAGAGGACAAAATGGACGACAAGCAAATCACGCTCACCTTCACCGTTGGACAGGTCAACCAGCTTCTCGCGCTGCTGGGCGAACTGCCTTTCTACAAATCCGCTGACGCTATTGCTGCCATCAAGGCGCAAGGCGATCAGCAATTGGCCGCGCCTGAATGATCGTTTCGGATAACAGATTGCTCAGCATCGTTCCGCCCTGGCAGCCTAGGTATGTCTGGCCGGTTTCGGAGCCTGATGACAGCCTGGATTATTCGCTGGACATTTCCGCCGTCCTGGCCGACGCGGAGGACACGGTGGATTATGCCACTGCTTCCGTCGCGCCGTCGGGCGATGGGGAACTAGCGGCAAATGAAATCACCTACGCCAATGGCGTAGTGGCGGTTTGGCTGGCGAACGGTGTCGTGGGGCGCTTATATAGCGTCAACGTCAAGGTATATTGTGTATCGGGGCGTGAATTCTCGTTCTTCATCGACTTGCTAATCAGCTATAACACCTTAGTGGTTCCGCCCGGCCCGCCGCCATCGCCATATTATAGCACTCCCATTTCGACCTGAGAGGTTCAACCGATGTCGCAATCCTACCCCAATGACCAGAGCAACCCGGCGGCTGCCATTCCGGTGTGGATTGCGCCCGGCAATGACGGCGCTGGCTACACGCCCGTCGTCGCGCCCGTCACTACCATCACCACGGGCGGCACGGCGGTCACGGTGCTGACCGGCCCGATTTCGGGCGGCACGATTTCCAACCCCGCAAGCGTCGCGGCGCAGGACATCGACCCGGTTGAGAATCTTTACATCAGCTTCGTCGGCACGCCCGGATCAACCGACGCGGCAGCCAACGGCGGCACGCTTACCTTGGTGCCTGGGGCGTCTTACTCGCTCCCGGCCCTAGCGACCGGCGTCACGCTCAAGGCGAATGCCGCGACATCTGGCCATCTTTTCACAGCATTTTCGTGGTGAACCGCCATGCCACTTGAAAAAGGCAAAAGCCAAGAGACCATTTCGCGCAACATCAAGCGCGAGATGGAAGCCGGTAAGCCGCAGAAGCAGGCGGTAGCCATCGCGCTGCGCACCGCTGGCGCACCAAAGCCTGATGCCATCCATTCCTATATGGATTCCGTGCGGGCAGGAAAACCCTGTTGGGCGGGCTATGAAGCATTTGGCACTAAAGAAAAGGACGGCAAAACCGTTCCTAACTGCGTTCCGATGAGGGCAAAATGAGCCAGCTTCTCTGGGCAAACAATGCGTCTTCCGTCACGGTAGGCGCCATCGCCTACAACGCAACCTCGGTCACGCTTTCCGCCGGGACGGGCGCGGAATTCCCGGTGCCAAATTCCGCATATCAATATTTTTTGGCGACGCTTTCGCCCGCGACCCCAACCCCGGGCGTAAACCCTGAGATTGTTAAAGTGACGGCGGTCTCCGGCGACACATTTACAATTCAACGCGCTCAAGAAGGAACCGACCCACAAAGCTGGGCTTCCGGTTCTATCATTCAAAACTTGATCACTAAAGGCACGCTCAATGCCCTATCTCAAATGGTTGTCTATGCAGGCAACCCAAATGGCAACGTGGCTGGCGCAGCTTCTGCTGCTGGGCTGCCTCCTTCTATGGTTTGGGATAGCAGCAACAATCTTGTTTGGATTTGCACAGGTTCAGGCAATGCTGCAACGGCGTCCTGGGCTGCTCAAGCCCCGCTGAACAGCCCAGCTTTCACCGGCAACCCAACCGCTACCACGCAGACCTCGACCGACAATTCAACGCGGTTGTCCACCACGGCTTTTGTGCAGGGTATCGCCGCAACGAAAGCCAATTTGGCAGGTTCCGCTGCGCAGCTATTCAGCGTGGCTTCCGCCGTCTCCAACGCTAATGCGGTGAATTTAGGGCAATTCCCGGCCACGCTCATTTCCACTCCGGGCACCGCCACGTTGCCAAGCGGCCTCATCATCAAGTGGGGCAATATTGACATTGCGAACAGCCCCAACACAGTCACTTTCAACGCGCCCTTCCCTAACGCATGCTTTCAGGTGGTGGTTTGCGAAGGCTCGGCCAACAGCCCTACTTGGGGGAGCGGGCGCCCCACCCTTCACGCTGTTTCCGGTAAAACTGCCAGCAGCTATCAAGGGTGGGCTGTGTATTGGAATGGAAGCGAATGGCTCTCTAACGTAGCTGCGACTCAAAGCTACATCGCCGTCGGCTGGTAAAATGCCCAATCCATCCCCATTTAATGTCACCCCATTCGTGGCCAGAATGGTCACGATAAATCCCAGCGGACGTATTTATTTGCAATGGCCGATGGGCGAGGCCAATCAGCAGCTTGATTATTATCTGGACGCGGTGGCCGCGATCTATCGAAGCGGCGATGAAATTTCCAGCCTTCAAATTAGCGTAGCACCTTCCGGCGCGGGCGAACTGGCCATTTCTTATGTGTCGATGGACCTCGGCATTATTCGGATGGATTTCACAGGCGGCGTTCCGGGGCGGCTCTACAGGGTCCGCATCAGCGTGAACACGTTGCTAGGGCGCGACTATTCTTGGGTGGTCAACTTGCCGATCAGCCGAGAATACGCAGTGGGTCCGTTTCCTGTTGCGCCCGATCCTGGCTTCGGGGAGATAGCCACATGGGCTATGATTGTGCTAGAAAACGGTAGGGGCTTCTGGCGATTGGAAAACGACCTGGGCAACTGGGTATGGGGCTGACGAATGGCAAACATTAAAATTTCCGATGCGACCGTCACGACGCCCCTCGGCACAGACCTCATGCCGATTGCCCGCGTGGGTTCTGACGTTGCCTATTCCGTGCAATTTCAAGACATCGGGCAATTTGCGCCGACCGGCCCGACCGGCCCGACGGGTTCCGCTGGCCCTACGGGCGGCACTGGAGCCACCGGCACTGGTCCGACGGGTGCTACTGGCTCGACCGGCGCAAGCGGCCCTACGGGCGGCACTGGCGCGACTGGTTCGACCGGTAACACAGGCGCGACGGGCGGCACGGGGCCAACCGGCGCAACAGGGCCGACTGGTGATGCGGGGCCAACCGGCGCGACAGGTAGCACCGGCGCTACCGGTTCCACGGGCGGCACTGGCGCGACCGGCGACACTGGCGCAACGGGCGTCACGGGTCCTACGGGCGCAACTGGCATCACTGGCGCTACTGGCAGCACGGGTGCTACCGGCGCAACGGGCGCGACCGGAATAACAGGCAACACCGGTCCAACTGGCAGCACGGGTGCAACAGGTTCTACTGGCAGCACGGGCGCAAGTGGAACGGGGCCAACAGGCGCGACCGGACCCACGGGTGCGACGGGCGGCACCGGCCCTACCGGCAGCACGGGTGCGAGTGGCACCGGCCCTACTGGCGCGACTGGCCCGGCAGGCGCGGGCATTACCTATAAAGGCACGGTGCCGAATTTTCTCGCTCTGCCCGGGTATCCTGCCAGCTACATCGGCGCCATCGGTGACGCATACATTACGACCGATAACAGCCACCTTTGGGTTTGGAACGGAACCGTCTGGGTTGATAACGGCCCGGTTACGACTACCGGCCCGACAGGAGTAACAGGCGCGACGGGTGCAACTGGCAGCACCGGATCGACCGGAGCGACAGGCGCAACCGGCGTTACCGGTGCCACAGGTGCGACCGGGCAGAGCATCACCGGCACCACTGGCGCAACCGGAGCCACGGGCGTTACTGGATCGACCGGTGCCACGGGCATTACTGGATCGACTGGCAGCACCGGTGCCACGGGCTTTACCGGACCAACCGGTGCAACCGGCGCAACTGGCGATACGGGTCCAACCGGCGCCACGGGCGCGCAAGGCTCATCGTCAAGCCTTTTCTTGTATAACGCTAGAGCAAACATCACGTCGGGCTATCCCGGCAATGGAAATATCTTGTGGAACAATTCCACGCAGATTAACGCGACCAGTATCAACGTCAGCCATCTGACAAATAACAACGAAGATATTGACATCTTTTTGGCTCTGCTTACTCAAACTGAAACTATTGTCATTCAAGATCAAAATGTAAGCTCCAATTTTCAGAAATGGACAATTTCCGGGACGCCTATCAACGTCAATCCCGGCACATCTACAAGCTACTGGACATATCCCGTCACGCTCATATCTTCCGGCGGCACGGGCACAACTAATTTTTCTAATGGCTCTGGTCTTTTCTTGGCGTTGGTGAATGGGGTTGTTGGCCCAACTGGGCCAACAGGGGCCAGCATTACTGGTGCGACCGGCGCAACAGGCTCGACGGGTTCGACGGGTTCGACCGGAGCGACGGGCGCAACGGGCGCCAGCATTACAGGGCCAACGGGCGCTACGGGGATTACGGGCAGCACGGGCGCGACTGGAGGCACTGGCGCGACCGGGGGCACTGGCGCGACCGGGGGCACTGGCGCGACCGGGCCGACCGGTGCAACGGGCATTACCGGTGCAACGGGCGGAACTGGTGCCACAGGTGCAACCGTCACCGGACCAACCGGCGCGACTGGTGCAACGGGCATTACCGGATCGACAGTCACAGGCGCAACTGGCGCGACGGGTGGAACTGGCGCGACGGGTATAACCGGCAGCACGGGGCCAACGGGTGCAACTGGCGGCACCGGCGCGACAGGCGTGACAGGAGCAACCGTCACGGGGCCGACGGGTTCGACCGGTGCGACTGGCGTCACGGGTTCTACCGTCACAGGGCCAACCGGTGCAACAGGACCGACAGGTGTCACAGGATCGACGGTTACTGGTCCTACGGGCGCGACGGGGGGCACCGGCGCGACCGGCCCTAGTGGCACTGGTCCGACTGGCGCGACCGGCGCGACCGGTCCTAGCACTATCACCGTCGGCACCACTACTGTTGCCAGCGGCACGTCTGGTTATGCCCTGTATAACAATGCCGGCACGTTGGGTAACACCAACACCTTCACCAGTTTTACGCTGTCTGGTGTGACCATCAATGACGGCTACACCGAAGAGACGGTCACCGCCAACACCAGCACGGCTTACACAGTCTCCCTGGCGAACGGCACATTTCAAATCCTAACGCTGACCGGCAACTGCACGTTCACATTCCCAACCGCCACTGCTGGGCAATCCTTCATGATGTTCCTGAAGCAGGACGCTACAGGTTCTAGAACTGTGACGTGGCCTGCTGCGGTTAAGTGGCCATCCTCGACAGCGCCGACGATCACGGCGACAGCCAGTAAGGGGGATAAGTTTGTGTTCACCGCTGACGGGACGAATTGGCTCGGTTCAGTTGCTGGGCAGAATTACCTGTAATGTTTAGCGCGAATACAACTCAGGTCGCAGGCTTCACGCCAAACCTAGTGGCGTCTCGGGCGATTGCTGTGTGTGGCAGTACGACGGGCGTTTTTGCGTATCCGTGGACCAATGCCAGTGGGTTTGGAGCAAGGTATACTAATCCCACCGCTTCTCCTGCTGGAACTAATTTTTCTGTAACTTTCAGCCCGACTGGATCGGCAATTGCTGTGGGTACAGACTCAAGCCCTTATATTTATGCGTATCCGTGGTCAGGTAATGGTTATGGAGTTAAATATTTTAATCCAGCGACGTTGCCGGTAGACGACGTTCGGGGCGTCGCATTTAGTCCTGATGGCTCTGCAATTGCCGTAGCCCACATCAGCAGCCCCTACATAACAGCATACCCATGGTCAGGTTCTGGTTTTGGAACTAAATACTCTGACCCTGCAACTTTGCCAACAAACAGTAGCTCTGGCGTTGCATTCAGCCCAAACGGCTCTGCAATTGCTGTTGCAAATGGTTCCAGTCCCTACATTTTAGCTTACCAATGGTCAGGCTCTGGCTTTGGAACTAAATACTCTGACCCTGCAACTTTGCCAACAAACACTGGCAGAAGCGTCGCATTCAGTCCTTCTGGAACCGCAATAGCTGTCGCGCACGATGACAGCCCATACATAACAGCATACCCATGGTCAGGTTCTGGGTTTGGAACTAAATACTCTGACCCTGCAACTCTGCCGGGTGGATTTAATGGAAATGGCGTGGCTTTCAGCCCTAACAACGACGCTATTGCTGTGACAACAAACGCAACACCATATATATATGCGTATCCATGGTCATCAAGCGGCTTTGGAACCAAATACGCAAACCCATCCACGCTTCCCACCAGCACGGGGCTCGGCGTTGCTTTTAGCGGAGACGCTACAGCCCTTGCTGTGGCGCATAGTACCAGCCCCAACATCGCAGTCTATGCGTGGTCCTCAAGCGGCTTCGGGGCGAAATACGCCAATCCATCAACTGCCGTGAGTAGCGATGGTTATGCCGTCGCCTTCACATCCGGCGGGTTTCCGGTTCAGCAGATTGCTGTTTCTCACCAAACAACGCCGTATGTGTCGGTGTATCAATGGTCTTCTAGTGGGTTTGGATCAAAATATGCCAATCCGGTGACGTTGCCAACAGGTCAGGGAAGCGGCGTAGCATTTAGCCCAAATCGCTCGGCAATTGCTGTTTCCCATACCACAACGCCATTTGTGACGGCATATCCGTGGTCTTCAAGCGGCTTTGGCACCAAATACGCCAACGCTGCCACCTTACCAACAGGCAATGGAGATGGCGTGGCGTTCAGCCCAGATGGGGCTTCGGTTGCTGTGGCGCATGTCACATCGCCATATGTGACAGCATATCCATGGTCATCAAGCGGCTTTGGCACCAAATACTCTAACCCCGCCACCCTTCCTGCCAGCACCGGATATGGTGTGGCGTTTAGCCCTAGTAGCGCGGCAATTGCTGTTGCTCACGCCACTACACCATTTATATCAGCCTATCCGTGGTCAGGTTCTGGGTTCGGGACTAAATACTCTAATCCAGCAACTTTACCAACAGGCCAAGGAAATGACGTGGCGTTTAGTCCCGATGGGATTTCAATTGCTGTAGCACATTCATCAACGCCATTTGTATCAACATACCCATGGTCCGGTTCTGGGTTTGGAACCAAGTATTCTGATCCGGCCACATTACCGACTGGTACAGGGGATGGCGTAGCATTTAATCCAAGCAGTTCTGCAATTGCTATTGCCCAATCTAGCACTGCGCCATATGTTTCGGTTTATTCTTGGTCAGGGTCGGGATTTGGAACTAAATATTCTGATCCAGCCACTTCACCTACCGGTACTACGTTTGACGTTGCTTTTAGTTTAGATGGAGCAAGTATTGCTTTTGCCCACAACACAAGCCCGTATGTAACCGCATACCCTTGGTCTAGTTCTGGTTTTGGAACGAAATATGCAAACCCAAGCACCTTGCCGGCAGGCAGCGGCCTTGGCGTAGCCTTCAACACAATCACTTAGGAGAGATAAGTGACCGATACCACTAAAGAAACCCCGAAGACCCGCGAGGAAATCCTCGCCGTCAACCTTGAAGCCCGCGAGCAAGAGGTGATGCATTACCAGATCAACATCGACAACTACACGCTGGCGCTGGCAACCATCGCCGCCATGAACAGCATTGACCGCGCTGAACTGTCTGGCTTTGTCGATCAGTTGACTGGCCTTCTCGCCTCTGAGCGGCTAGAGCAGAAGAAGGCCAAGGTGATGCTGGCGGTGCTGAAGCAGCAACTAGGAGACTAAGATGCTCTACGTCAAAGCCATCGACAATCAGATTGTTGCGTATCCTTACACGCAGACTGATCTGATGCGGGACACCCCTTCGACAAGTTTCCCGAATGGCATTCTGTCGCCTGCCAGTCTGGCCGAATGGAACGTGTTCCCGGTCCATTACTCGGCTCAGCCGATGGTTGATGTTTTGACGCAGCGCATGGTTGAGATTGCCCCGTTGTATGACGGGCAATCTTGGATTCAGCAGTGGGCTGTCGAAGCCATCCCGCAGGCCGAGATTGACGCCATGACCGACCAGCAAGCGGCTTCGGTTCGGGCAGATCGCAATGCCCGCCTCGCCGCCACCGACTGGCGCGTGATCAAGGCCCTCGAGGAAGGCAACGGCCTCGACTTCGACGTTGCCACCTACAGGCAAGCTCTGCGAGACGTGCCGTCTCAACCGGGGTTTCCCTGGGATATTATTTGGCCGGAGATGCTAAAATGAGCCAGCAAGACATTTTCAACGCCATGATGTCTCTTGGGGTGGCCGGCTTCGGCTGGTTACTCAAGACAGTCTGGGACGCTATTGGATCGTTGAAGGAAAGCCTGATCAGGCTTGAGCGCGAGATGCATGTCTCTTATGTCAGCAAGTCCGATTACCGCCAGGACATTGGCGAAATGAAAGACATGCTGAAGGCGATCTTTGAAAAGCTGGATAAGAAAGCCGATAAGTGATTCCGCTGGTAGTTTGTACGACGCGGCTTGAAGGCTCCGGGCCTTCGCCGCTGACCGTGATGCGCGAGAGCGTCCACGCCTACGGCGCGCTACAAACCGAATTGCAGGTCTTCCGCACCGGCCACGGCAATTTCGGCGCCGCATACAATTATGCAATGCAAAAAGCATTTGAGACGCACGACGAAATCCTGATTGCCAACGACGACATCGTTTTGAACCCCTCGACCATCCGCGTGCTGATGGAGGATGTAGCCACCCTGCGCGCTACGGTGCCGCGCCTTGGCCTTGTCGCCGCGCGATCCGACTCCGTGCGCTACTGCCAGAACATTCACCATATGCGGAATCCCGACCCGGTGGAGGTTGAGGCCGTCTCGCCCATCTTGGCTTGGATTAGTCGTGAGGCTTTTGAAGCCGCACCGTTTCCGCCAATCAACTGGTATTCGGACGACGTGCAGTGCGCCGACCTTTCGGCGCTGGGCTATCAGCATTTTGTGTCGCGTGCCTATGTGCATCACGTCGGATCGTCCACCATCGGGCACGACAACCAGCGCCACATCGACGAGGCGCGGCCATGGATCGTCGCAAACCGCCCCCAATACGCCACGCGCTGGGGCTTGATAACGAGGCCACCCTTGAAAATCGCTGTTTACGCTATCGCCAAAAATGAGGCACAATTTGTAGAACGCTTTTGCGAAGCCGCCCGGGACGCCGACGCCATCGTGATTGCCGACACCGGCAGCACGGATGAGACGGCGGAACTGGCCGTGAGGTGCGGCGCGCTGGTGCATACCATCTCCGTGCGGCCCTGGCGGTTCGACGTGGCACGCAACGCCGCCTTAGCCCTGGTGCCTGCCGACATCGACGTGTGTGTCAGCGTCGATCTGGATGAGGTGTTGGAACCCGGCTGGCGAGAGGAAATAGAACGCCTCTGGCAGTTGGGCGAGACGACGCGGATGCGCTACCCGTTTGACTGCGGCCAAGGGCTGATTTTCCAGAACGAGAAAATTCACTCCCGCCACGGCTATCGGTGGGCGTATCTCTGCCACGAATACATCACGGCGGATAAGCGCATTACAGAGGCGTGGGTGGACACCGACAAGCTGTTGATGAAGCACCTGCCCGACCCGACCAAAAGCCGTGGTCAATACCTGGACATGCTGAAGGCGGCGCGGGACGAGGACACGAACTGTGAGCGCAGCGCATTTTACTACGCCCGCGAGCTTTACTATCACGCGCAGCATCAGGAATGCGTGGACGCCTTCGCGCATTATCTCGCCATGCCCAGCGCCAAATGGCCAAACAACCGATCTTTTGCCTATCGGACCCGGGGCCGATGCTATTGGCAATTGGGCGAGCAGGCCAAGGCGGAGAAGGAATTCCAACTGGCTTCGCTGGAGGAACCCAACACCCGGGAGCCTTGGTGCGAGCTTTCGGTGTTGTGTTACCGGCAGGGCCGGTGGGCGGAATCCTTCGCCTACGCCATGCGGGCGCTGGCGATCACAATCAAAGTCATCACATTTTCATCTGATCCCGCAGTTTGGGGCGCGCAACCGCATGACCATGCTGCTATTGCAGCGTATCGCTTAGGCATGAAGTCAGTCGCCATTGAACAAGGGCAATTGGCGCTGGCCTTGGCACCGGACGACGAGCGGCTGAAGACCAATCTAAAATTCTACATGGAGGACTGACCATGGACAAAATCCTGAACATCATCCGCACCGTGGCGCCATCCATTGCCACGGCGCTAGGTGGCCCGCTAGCGGGCATGGCCGTCACCGCCGTGAGCAACGCCGTCCTAGGGCGTCCCGATGGATCGGAGGAGCAGATAGCGGCGGCGATGCAAAACGCCACCCCGGAGCAGCTTCTCGCGCTCAAAAAGGCGGAGCAGGAATTCCTGATCCACATGCGGGAGTTGGACATCGACCTGGAACGCCTTGCTGGCGAAGATCGAAACAGCGCACGAAACCGGGAAATCAAAACTCACGACTGGGCGCCAAAGGTGCTGGCCGGGCTTGTGACGACGGGCTATTTCGGCGTGTTGTTCTGGATGCTGAAATTCGGGTTGCCGTCCAATGGCGCGTCGGAAGCGTTGCTTGTTATGCTGGGGGCACTGGGTAGCGCATGGGGCGGTGTGATCACCTACTATTTCGGCTCTTCGGCTGGCAGCCGGGCCAAGGACGGCATCATTCAGCGGCTGCAAAAATGATCACCACGGCGCTGATGAAGCAACTGGGCTGGGTGTATCCGGATGCCTGGGCAGCGTCTTTCGCCGCCGCCTGCCCGACGTATGGCATCGACACCAAGGACCGGATCGCCGCCTTTTTGGCGCAGGTTGGACACGAGAGTGGCGGCGGAAAATTCACCCGAGAAATATGGGGGCCGACGGAAGCGCAGGCGAAGTATGAGGGGCGGCGCGACCTGGGCAACACGGAGAAAGGCGACGGTCTGCGTTTTCGGGGCCGTGGAGCCATTCAAATAACAGGGCGTGCAAACACAACGGCGGCGCGGGATGCGCTGAAGCCTGACATGGCGTTGGACGTGTTTTGCGCGTGGCTGGAAACGGCGGAAGGTGCTGGAACAAGCGCCGCGTGGTGGTGGAACGACAGAAAATTAAATGAGTTAGCCGACGCTGGACGGTTTGATGACATCACCCGCAGAGTGAATGGCGGATTTAATGGGCGGGATGATCGCATTGCACGGTGGACAAAAGCAAAGGCTGCTCTGGATGAAACCCCTGCAAAATGAGGATTATCAACCATGGCACAGCCCGCTTACCAGTGGAGCGACATAGAACCAGTCTATAACGCGGTGATGCTGCACGGCAATGTGACGGCAGCGGCGCGGTCATTTATACCGCCGATGAGCAATAAAACCGCTGCAAATCAATACGAAGCGGCGCTCAGTCGTTTCAACAAGCCCGATGTGCGCAAAGCGCACAAGGCGATGGCGGTGGCGTATGATCCGGATAATCCACCGGAATGCGAATTGACGTTAAAAATCAACCATTTAAACGCCGTTGCGGTGGCTTTTAGCGATGCGCATTGGACGTCGCTGTCACAGCCCCGCAGCTTAGCGCATGAAGCGCTATTGCGCGCCATTCCTCTGGTGCAGCCCGATATTTTGCTGAGTGTGGGCGATTTGGTGGATATGGGCGAACCATCGCGCCATGACCCGCTGGGGTGGAATCGTCGCGTCAAAGTCAAAGAAGAACTAAGCGCGGCCAAACAGCATCTCGACGATATTATGGGACTAGCGCCGCGCGCGTTGAGATTTTGGGTGCGCGGCAATCATGATGATCGGTTCGATAAATATTTAGCGTTAAATGCTGCTATGTTTGAAGGCGTGGATGGATTTGACTTCGCCGGGCAATTTCCAGATTGGAAAATGTGTCATCGACTGGATTTGAACGACTCCGTTGTGATGCACAGGTTCCACGGCGGAATTCATGCGGGATGGAATAACGCGGTCAAAGCAGGCGTTTCTTTTGTTTCCGGCGATACGCACTCGTTGGAAGTGAAACCAATGGTCGATATGCGCGGGCGCCGATATGGCGTGCAGATTGGCATGTTGGCTGATCCAGCATGGCCATGTTTTGGCTACATGCAAGGCAATACCAGACTTTGGAATCCCGGCTTTGCCGTTTTAACATGGAAGGACGGAGAGCTTATGCCGCCAGAATTGTGCGAAATTGTAAATGGGGTCGCGTGGTTTCGCGGCCAGCAATTAGCCGGTAAGCCGCGCATTCGCGTCAAAGCGGGACGTTCCGCGTGAAGAGCGAGAAGATCGAAAAGATTGACCCTGACAATTGCCTGATTGCAGCTTCCGCGCGAAAGGCGTTGGAAGAGGTGTTGTCACGCAATCCCACCGTGATGATGATCGTTTACGAAACGGCGAAACAAATTGGCTACGCCAGCGTGCCGCCGTCATCTGCGGTGGCCATGGGTCTTTATGTCAAAATCGGCAACGTGTTGATGCCGGACGACGGCTGAACCCGTCCCTGCATTTTTGTCAAAAAAATCTTCCGATTTAGGCGGAAAGGCTATTTTCTTTTTTCCGGGGTGGGTTTATAAAATCTCCAGGCAACGACGCCTGAGAGAAAGGAACCCACCCAATGACCACCGCAACCAACACCACCATGACCGTCGCCCCCTACGCCAACAAGCTCGGCTACAGCGATGTGAACCCCTACGAAGTTATCCGCCAGATCAGCCCCAAGACCATCGAAATCCGCGCGATGAAGGCCGACCGCGACGATTCTTGGAAAATGGACTTTGTGCCCGGTGGGTTCTTCGGCACGGTGGTAAACCAGCGCGACCAGAAGTGGTTCATCAGCAGCGACTTGGAACGCAAGGTTATCCGCATCCGCCTGCGCCGCGATAGTCAGTGGTATGACGCCCACGACAATCGCTACTCGCTGGGCGACAAGCCGGTCAAATTTTACGATTACAACTTTTGAGCAAAAACCCCCGACGAAAGTCGGGGGAACCCCTCGCATTTTTGGAAAGTTTTAAATGAAACTCGACCTGCACTTCACGCCGCACGAAGCTCGCGCGGTTAAATTCCTCGCCGCGCGGTGCGGCGAGGAAGTGCCTTTGGAGGCGCTGGCCGACGCGATCTACCTCACCAAAGCCGAGCGCCCCAGAACATGGAGGCAGTCGGCCATGGCCATGATGCGCAACCTGCAAATCAAATGCGCGCTCTATGGCCCAATTGAATTCTACCGGAAAAGCCGCCTGGGTGCGGGCGGCAAGGCTATCTACCTCGCAACATCACGGAAGGACGAAACACATGGATAACCCCCTACCCATCAAGCTGGTGGATTTGGAAATGGCGCAGCGCGTCAAACAAATCAGCCGCGAAACGCCCGCCAATCCCGAAGTGGCCCGCGAGGTGCTGGCTACGGTGGCGGAATACCTCACCCACCGTTCCAACGGCGACGACGACGCCGCCCGGCACGATCTGCAATACATTAAGATGGTCGTGGGGTTTTTGTGATGGAGAATCTTCAGAAAATGGCTGTCACGTCCGTCGATGCCCGCTACCTCAAATGCGCCGAGGAAATGCGCGACGAGGCCACCAAGATCGCCATGACCATCGCACGCGTTGGGCATTGCCACCCCGGAATTCCGGCGGCGCTGGATGCTCACGTCTCCGTGATGCTACAGGCCATCGCCGCAGAGCATATGGCATATGGGCGCGAGGTGCTCGCCAAACACTATTTGGCCAGCGCCATGCGGATCGAGGCGGGGGTATGAACAAGATGCGAACCGTCCCCGAGATGATCGACGGCCTGCGCTTTATGGCGGGGTTTTATGTGTCCCACAATCAGGCTCTGCTGAACGACGCCGCCAATTACATCGAGGGTGCCAGCAGCAGCCTGCGCGAGCATATGCAGATGTTGCAGGCGATGCGTGTGAGGCTTGAGCAGGTGCGCCCTCTGATGGAGGAGGCTGTCGAGGAATTGGCGGAAAATGCCAGCGGCTCGTATCCTTATCGAGACGAATACCCGAATGAAATGCGCCGGTACGAACGCGACATGGAACTCCCCCGCGCCATCCGCGCCATGCTGCGCTGGTGGGAGCCGGGGACAGCAGAACCTGCAAGCATCAGCCATTGGGGGATTGTGGAATGAGCGAACCAGCAAAAGACGAAGCCGAACTGGTGGAGATGATGGCAATGGCAATGGCGAAGCATTTCTCTATGAACAACTCGCCACACATGAGCGGAAATCCCCTCAACCGGCTGGGCGCTTTGGAGCGTCGGCGGCTGGATGACGCTACTACTGCCGCCCTCGCCGCCATCCGCGCGGCAGGGTGGGCCGTGGTGCCGGTAGAGCCGACTGAGGAAATGTTTGATGCAGGACATGCATCAAGTGCGCATGGCCATGGGATCGTGGCTTTATACCGCGCCATGGTCGCAGCAGCGCCGGGGGTGAAGCCATGAGCGAGCTACTCAGATATTGGGCATTTAAATTATGCGGCAAAGGAGAGCAGGAGGACGCGGCGTCTGATGTAATGACGGCAGCAGCCAATGAAATTGAACGGCTGCGGGAGGCGCTTCAGCACGCCGAAGCGGCAATGGAAGGCATGGCATCGGATCAACTTACGGCAGTTGAGACGGCCAATCTCTGGAATGCCACCATGGAAAGCATCCGCGCAGCCCTGGAGGTGAAGCCATGATCACTCAACTCAACCCGCCCATCCCCGTCCGCACGCCGCACGGCAAAGGCATGGCGCAAATGGTGATTGATTATGGGATCGAGCACGATCTGCTCTGGGTCGTGTTCGATTATGACGGACAATGCTGGTCCTGGAGCAATAAGGACATCCGCGCGCAGAGCAATATTACGATTGGCCGAGTAACGGAGGCTCCGCCATGAGTGGCGCCAGGGTGGCCCTAGCCACCCTGATCTTCGCCGCTGGTGCCGCCCAGGCGTCGCCACGGTGCCCACCAACCGGGCTGGCGTCATGGTATGGCGCCAGCCACAATGGACGCCCCACCGCATCCGGGGAGCCTTTCCGAAGCACCGCCTTAACCGCAGCTTCCCGGTGCCTGCCGTTTGGCACCATCGTCGAGGTAATGCACCGCGATAGGTCTGTGGTCGTGCGAATCAATGACCGGGGGCCATACGTTTCATCGAGAATTCTGGACCTGTCGCACGAAGCCGCGAAGCGCCTGCACATCACCGGCGTCGGGTTTGTGCGAATTAGGGTTTTGCACCGCCCATAAAAATGCCCGCCCTGGCTCGAACCAAGGCGGGCAAGTTGGTATCATGGGAAAGGAACAATGATCACATCACGCCAGGAGAGCGCCCTGTCTTATGTCATGGCGGCTTGTGTCGTGCAAGCGTCAAAACACTCTTGCCGCGCGTCAACGCCGCGTTTACAAACGCGGCATGGAAAACTCTTACGATCTGGCCGCCTTAGCGCGGGACGTTATTGATGCAGCCGGTGGCACGGTGGGCGTCGCGCGAAAATTGGGTTATTCGCGCCAGCGCGTGCATTACTGGCGCCGTCGAGGTGTGTCGCGTAAAGCGCTATCCGCCCTGCATCACACGCTGGGAATTCACCCCAGCGTGGTGCGCCCTGATCTGGTGATTGACGTCGTTAAGCCCGCCGACGAAGCCGCGTGAGCGATGACGACATCACGCTGATTCTGCCGCTGCCGCCCAGCATCAATAAAGCGTGGGTGCCGATTCGCACCCGCACGGGCGCGAAGTTGATTAAGCGCGCCGCGTCCAAAACCTGGGCAAATGCGGCGCGCTGGGAAGTGTCCATACAACGTGCGCACAAGCAGATTGCCGCGCCGTTTGAAGCAATTATTGAACTGCCAAAAATGCGCGGCGATGTTGATAACCGCGTGAAGCAGTTGCTCGACGCCTGCCAAGCCGGGGGCGCGATCACCAACGACAGGCTATGCCAGCGGCTGGTGGTGGAGCATGATGTGGCCCGCGAAGGCGCCGTTTACCTGACTTTGCGGCCCATCAAATAAAATTGCCGATTGGCCTATTGCGCTCCCCGCGCCCTATGTTGTAAACATATTTTTGCACTTTGCTTTTTGGTGCTTTTGGGAAAGGAAAAAAGATGGCAATTTCAATGGCGTCATTGCGCCGCAGCACGGAGGTGAAAGCGCCGCGCATCATGCTCCATGCGGTGCATGGCATCGGCAAAACCTCGCTTGGTGCTGGCATGCCCAAGCCGGTTATCCTCCAGACCGAGGACGGTCTTGGCATGATCGACATGCCCACCTTCGGGCTGCTTAAAAGCTACGCCGAGGTGATGGAGACCATCGCCTCGCTTTACAGCGAGGACCACGAATTCGAAACCGTGGTGCTGGACAGCCTCGACTGGCTGGAGCCGCTGGTGTGGGCAGAGACGTGCCGCCTGAACAATTGGAAAGATATTGAACAGCCCGGCTACGGCAAGGGCTACGCCGCCTCGCTGGACACATGGCGCGGAATTCTGGACGGGTTGAACGCCCTCCGCGACGAGCGCAAAATGACCATCGCCATGATCGCCCATACGGAGCCAAAACGGTTTGAAAGCCCCGAGGTGGAAGCCTACGACCGCTACGCGCCCAAGCTCCAGAAGGCCGCGAGCGCCCTGGTGCAGGAGCACGTCGACTGCGTGTGGTTTATGAATTATCGCGTCAGTGTCGTGAAGGACGACAAGAAAGACCCCAGCAGCCGGGCGCGCGGCGTTGGGGGTGGGCAGCGCGTGCTTTACACCACCGAGCGCCCGTCTCACCTCGCAAAAAACCGCTATCGCATGCCGGAATCCATCTCTTTGCCGGATGATCCGGAACAGATGTGGCCGACCATCGCCCAGCACATCCCCTATTTCGCAACCAGCAAGGAATAAGACCATGGCATTTCTCGGTGAAACCTTTGACGCCACCAGCGTCGAACCCGCACAGCCCCGCGACAATCTGCCGCCCGGCAATTACACGGCGCAGGTGATCGAAAGCGTGATGAAGGAAACCGCCAAGGGCGGGACGATGCTTCAGTTGACGCTCGAAATCATCGATGGCCCCTCCAAAGGGCGCCGGGTTTGGGACAACCTGAACATCAAGAATCCTAACCCGACCGCGCAGGAAATCGCTTTGCGCACGCTTTCCGCCATCTGCTTGGCCATCGGCAAGCAACACATTTCGGATAGTGAGGAAATTCACTTCCTGCCCATGACAATCACCGTGGCGGTGGAAGTGGACAACCGGGACAAAGACCTCCCGCCGGATGAGCAGCGCCGTCGCAATGTGGTGAAGGGCTATGCCGCCGCCAGAGACGGCGCGCCTGTCGCCAAGGCACCGTCTAGCTTTAGCTCTAGGCAGGCCCCACCGCCTTCCACGCCCAGGCCCGCAGCGCCTGCCGCTGGTGGTGTCCCGCCCTGGCGGAAGTGATCAAAGCGCCGGGGCGGAAACGCCCCGGTTTTTTTTAACGCAGGGGAACCAACATGGTTGCACTACCACCAGCAGAGGACAAAACCGTCTCTGCGATCTACGACGCCTACGCCGCCGAGCAGGGTTCCGGTTACCGCAACCACTTGGGGGCCAGCATGATCGGTGCGGAGTGCAGCCGCGCCATCTGGTATTCTTGGCGGTGGGCGACGCGCGCCAATCATTCCGGACGGATGCTGCGCCTGTTCGAAACAGGCCACCAAGCCGAAAGCCGCTTTATCCACGACCTGCGTCGCATTGGCGTGACGGTGATGGCGCTGGACCCGGAGACCGGTCAGCAATTCAACCTCCGCGACGCCTCCGGGCATTTCGGTGGCAGCATGGATAGCGTCGCCGTTGGATTCCCCGAGGCGCCCAAGGCGTGGCATGTTTGCGAATTCAAAACGCACAGCGAAAAATCCTTCACGTCGCTCAAGAAGGATGGCGTCGAAAAATCGAAGCCCCAGCACTTCGCCCAGATGCAGGTTTACATGCACCTCGCCGGAATCGAGCGCGCCTTCTATCTTGCGGTGAACAAAAACACCGACGAGCTATATCAAGAACGCATTCGATACGATGCCGAATGCGCGCTGCGCCTTGTCGTCAAGGCCGCCAGGATCATCGCCAGCGTCGAACCGCCCGCGCGGATCAGCAGTGACCCCACGCATTTTGAATGCAAATTCTGTGATCACTCCGCCGTCTGTCATGGCGACGCCATGCCCGAGCGGCATTGCCGATCATGCTTGCACTCCGCCCCCGCGCCCGAGGGGGAATGGCTCTGCGCGCGTTACGTCACGCTCATCTCGCCAGAAAACCAGCGCGCTGGCTGTGCGTCGCACCTGTATATTCCCGCTTTTGTGCGTGGGGAGCAAATTGACGCTGGCGACTTTTGGGTTCTCTACACCATGCCCGACGGTGAGGAATGGCGGGACGGCCCCCAGGAATGAGAGTTGCCGTCGCTCACGATTCTGGCTTAAATGACAAAGCCGCCCGGTGCTGGAAACACCGAGGCGGCTTCTAACCACCAACACCTACACCAGAGGTTATGATGACTGAATCAAATTTATCACCCGAATTCCGTCCTGTCATTAGCCGAGGCGACGCGCTCGCCAACGGGTTGAAGAAATATTTTACGGGCAAGCCTTGCCCTCGCGGCCATGTTGCCGAGCGTCATACTTCCAATCGTTTGTGCTTTATGTGCAACCGTGAACATAAAGAAGCATGGTATGCAGCGAATCCTAAAAAAGTAAAAGAAGGCCGCGCAAATTATCGCAAAAATAATAAAGATAAAGTTGCGAAAATTAACGCCGCTTGGCGTGCTGCCAACCCAGAGAAAAAACTCTGCATTCAACGCGCGCGCCGCGCAAGAATGCGAAACGCCGAGGGACAACATATTGCCGCCGATGTGCAGCGCATCTTCGACGCTCAACGGGGCAAATGCGGGCATTGTCGCATTTCCATCAAGGGTGGGTATCACGTCGATCATATCCAGCCGATTTCGCGCGGTGGGTCTAATTGGCCTCGCAATCTTCAACTGTTGTGCGCGCCTTGCAATATGCGAAAGAGTGCCGCTGACCCGATTGATTTTGCCCGCCGTGAAGGGAGGCTGGTGTAATGACCATCAGCCTTCGTCACTATCAAGAAAAAGCGGTAAATTCCATTTGGGATGGGCTGGCTGTCGCGGATGACAACGTGTTAGCGGTGCTTCCTACTGGCACCGGCAAAGCCCTGGTAATTTGCGAGTTTGTGCGTCGGGCGCTGACGGAATACCCGGACACCCGCATCGTCGTCCTGACCCACTCCCGAGAACTCGTCGCTCAAAATTTTGCCGAAATGATCGGGCTTTGGCCGGAATGCCCAGCGGGCATCTACAGCGCCGGTCTGAACCGCCGCGACGCACGCGCGCAAGTCATTTTTGGCTCCATTCAGTCCATACATCGCAAGGCCGAACTTCTACAGCGGGTTGACCTTATTATCGTGGACGAAGCGCAGAGCATTCCGCGCGACGCTGATACAATGTGGCTTAAATTCTTTCGCAGTGTGCGAGAGATTAACGTCGGTCATCTTCGCGTTGTGGGGCTGACTGCTACGGCGTTTCGGCTTGATAGCGGCATGCTCCACAAGGGCAAGGACGCGATCTTTTCCAGAATTGTTTATGAATACAGCATCGTTGACGCCATTGAGGAAGGATTCCTTTCGCCGCCTGTCAGCAAGCAAGGCAGTGTCGCAATTGACACTAGCGGCGTTGGGACGCGCGGCGGTGACTTCATTGCCGGTCAACTTGACGTTGCCGCATCGGACCCCAGCACCGTTGCTGCAATCGCGGATGAATTGGTGACACAGGGCGCATCGCGTCGAGGCTGGATTGTTTTCGGCTGCGGCGTGAACCACTGCACAATGTTGCGCGACGCCATTCGCGAGCGAGGTTTTTCGTGTGAAGGCGTTTTCGCCACAACGCCATCCGCTGAGCGCAGCAGAATTGTGGAGGCGTTCAAGCGGCAAGAAATTCGATGCTTGGTTTCCGTGAGCGCGCTAGCCGTTGGCTTCAATGCGCGCCATGTCGATCTTGTAGGATTGGCCCGGCCCACGAAAAGCGCGGGGCTTTATATCCAATCTTGTGGGCGTGGAACCCGCCTATTCCCTGACAAAGAAAATTGTTTGATTTTAGATTGGGGCGGGAATATCGAACGGCACGGTCCGCTTGATTGCGTATCCGTCAAAGAGAAAAGGCCCGGCGCTGGCGAAATGCCGACGACGAAGGCTTGCCTTGAATGCGGGGCTGAAAACATGATTGCGGCCCGAGAGTGCGCGGAGTGCGGTGCGCCATTTGAGGTGCAAGGTTCAAAGCTGCAAACTCAGGCTTCAACAGGGGCGCTGCTATCCACGCAAATCAAACCAGAATGGATTCCGGTCAAAGACGTGACGTATGCGCTGCACGCCAAGCCGGGCAAGCCGTCGTCGATGCGTGTGACCTACGTTTGCGGGCTGACCATCCACAGCGAGTGGATTTGCTTTGACCACATCGGCTACCCGCGCCAAAAGGCGGAGACATGGTGGAAGCGCCGCAGCGATGCGCCGATCCCAGCAAACAGCGAAGCGGCGATCAACGCTGCCAGCACGCTGCGCCAGCCGACCGAAATTCAGGTGCGCCCGGTGGGCAAGTATGTGGAAATCACAGGCTTCAAATTTTGACGGCTATGCCGCATGCTGACTGACCAACAATGGGAATGGGAAAAATGATTGACGCAAATGAGCATGAGCTTGCCGCGATGATGCAGGCATCAGACCGGGCCGGGGAATTCGTCGAAAGCCTAGGCAAGACGGATATGGCGGCGTGGAGCCGCGAGCAGTGGGGCCAATTTATCGAGGTGATTTGCACCGGGTATGTCGATAAGCTCACCGACCTGCGGGCGGGCATAGACATCGCCATGGACAAAATCAGGACCGTCGGATGAACCAGGGGTTGCTTATCATTAGCCGAAACGAAGCGCGCGCTAATGGATTGAAAAGATATTTTACGAATGTGCTGTGCCATCGCGGTCATGTTTGTGAGCGCAATACCATCAGTGGTGCATGCCTTATGTGCGCCTGTGAAAATACGGCTGCACGGCGCGCAGCAAATCCTGAAAAGGCAAAAGAAAAAACCGCTCAAGTCGTTGCTCGCGTAAAAAAATGGCGAGAGGAAAACCCCGAAAAGCACAAAAAAAATAACGCAAATTATCGCAAAAAACACAAAGATGAGATTGTGAAAGCCAATGTTGCTTACCGGGCTGCCAACCCAGAAAAAACACAAGCCATTCGAAAGGCTTATGCAGAAAAAAATAGAGAGCGTATAGCGATTAAAAATGCAGAATGGAGAAAGCGGAAAAAAGATCACATTGCTCAAACCGCCAAGATTTGGCGCGCCGCTAATCCAGAAAAATCACGCTGCATCGTTCGTGCGCGTCGTGCGAGGATACGCAACGCCGAGGGACGGCATTCCGCAGGGGATGTGCAGCGCATTTTTGTCGCCCAACGCGGAAAATGCGCGCATTGTCGAATTTCCATCAAACCTGGATACCATGTGGATCATATTCAGCCGCTTGCGCGAGGCGGATCAAACTGGCCGCGCAATTTGCAATTGCTTTGTGCCCGATGCAATCAAACGAAACAGGCGAAAGACCCAATTGATTGGGCTCGCTCGAAAGGAGCTTTGCTGTGATGACTGGTTCACGTTTTAGCGATTATTTGGCAAGTCGGAGCCTTGGCGCTACGCCATCGGATTCTCCCCTGGACAAGCCAATTGGCCTCACGTTTTTCCAGAATTTTGCGGCCTCTGCAAAAACCGAAGAAACAATGAGCCTCCGCGCTCTTATGGAGCGGTTAAAAACAACCCACGCATCCAGCAAAGACGCCTTGCCTTGGCTGAAGCTGGCAAAGTTTGGCGATCACCGTTCTGGCGGTGGCAGCTTCCGCAACAACGCCAATGTCCAGCAGGTGAACGGCATTGAGGTAGATTACGACGGGGAGCAAATCACCCCAGATCGGGCGCGCACAATTTTGACGAATGCCAATGTTGCCGCCATTTTCTACACGTCGCCCAGCCATACCCCAGCAACACCGCGCTGGCGGTTGCTGATGCCGCTATCGCAACCAATCGCGCCCGATGAGCGGGCGAATATGGTGGCGCGGATCAATGGGCTTTTTGTTGGCGCGCTTTCGCGCGAGAGCTTCACCCTTTCGCAATCCTACTATTTTGGCTTTGTGGATGGCGCGGAGAATCATTTGGTGTTCGCCATCGAAGGACGCGCGCTTGATTTGTGCGGAGACCTAGACGGCAACCTCACATTTCCCACAACCCCACCGGCTTCGCCAGAACGCCCTACAGCGCCCGCACATACGCCAATGGCGCATCGGCCCCACAACCCCGATGGTGGCACGCATTACGGCGTGGCGGCGCTGCACAGCGAGTGTGACGCCATCCGTCGGGCGTGGGATGGGAGCAAGCACCACACGCTGAACAAGGCGGCGTTTTCCATCGGTGGGCTGGTGGCGGCGGGGGAGTTGCAGGAGGGTTTTGCGTTCACGGAGCTTTCCGCCGCCCTGGCGGACATTCGCCACGCCTGCAAAGATTTCCGCCATGCGCAAAACACCTTGCGCACCGCATTCCAAGACGGGATGCGCAAGCCGCGCGACGTGCCTGAGCGCATGCCCGCCATTCCCGACGGTCAGCCGCACGCCGCCGCTGCATTGTTGGCCAAGCTGGACGCCCGCAGCGCCGAAAAGCAAAAAGCCCCCTTGCCGGTGAGCGCGGATTTGATGGACGTGCCTGGGGCGCTGAAAATGTTCGTCGAGCATTGCGAGGCAACGGCGATCAGCCCACAGCCTTTCCTCGCTCTCGCCGCCGGGATCACGCTAATCGGCACGCTGGCCGGGCGACGCTACTGCACCACCACCGATCTGCGCACCAACATCTACGCCATCGGCATTGCGGATTCTGGCGCCGGTAAGGACCACGCCCGCCGCGTGATCAAAAAATGCCTGAACGCCGCCGACTTGTCGCAGTATTTGGGCGGGTCCGACATCGCATCCGGTTCTGGCCTCCGCACCGCCCTGGCGCGGCATCCCGCGATGTTGTTTCAGATTGACGAATTCGGTGACTGGCTGACCGGCATCGTCAGCGACAAGGCGGGAAGCCACCGCAAGCAAATCGCCGCCATGCTCAAGGAGCTTTACAGCAGCGCCAGCGGGCCATGGCAGGGCACGGAATACGCCGACCAGACCAAGATGGGACGCCCGCGCGAGGACATCCACGATCCCCATGCGTGCTTTTACGGGACCACCACGCCCGGCCAATTCTGGAACGCCATAGCCGGGGCCAGCCTGCACGACGGGTTGATGGCGCGGATGCTGCTTTTCGTCTCGCCATGCAGCTATCCGGACGAGCAGGAACCCATCCTGACCGATCCGCCGCCAGCATTGATTGACGCCTTACAGGCGATTGCGCGGGGCGCTGGGACGGGGAATTTGGCGGATGTGATGATGGCGGATATGCCCGCCAACGTCATGATGGTGCCCGAGACACCGGAAGCCAGCGACGCCCGACGGGCGATGCGCCACGATCAGCTACAGCAGCAGCGCGAAGCCGAGGGAACCTACGTCACCGCCATCGCGGGGCGGTTGGCGGAAAACGCCATGAAGCTGGCCCTGATACGGGCGGTGGCGCGCGATCCGGGCAATCCGGTCATCGACGTGACCGATGTCGCCTGGGGCCGGGCGCTGGCACAGCATTGCGTTGATACCCTGCTGCGCGACGCCGGGATGCACGTCGCAGACACCGATTACGAGCGCAAAATTCAGAAGGCGCTAAACATCATCCGCAAGCACGGGCCGCTAACGGCTGATGCGATGATGCGTCGGCACAGCCTGGGCCTGAAT